CTTACCCCACCGCGCGCCCGCACCCCCACCTTGGGGGGACCGCCCCCCCGTCTTCGTATAGGAGTACCTACCCTCTCCCGCGTGGCGCCTAAATTTCGGAACCCGTATAAAATCGGTATTTATGGTGAATATGTGTTGACAGCACCTGGAGCGGTGGTAGTGTTGGTGGAATGGATTAAGGAGGGTCTCATGGAAGATGGTAGCAATACGGGTTGGGCGGCTGATCTGGCTGAAATCGAGCGGCTGCGTGCGCTGAACGGCGAGTTGCTGGCGCTGGTAAAGAGATGGGGCGCACTGGACGGCGGTGCGTGGAACGCGGTTCGTTATGCGGATGATAAGGCTGAGTTGAAGCAGGACACAGCGGCGTTGATCGCGGAGTGCAAGGCGGATGGTTGGGATGAATGACGCTGCGAAGCAGGCTGACGCTGCCATCGAGGCTGTAGCCCGTGCGATACTGAAAGCCCGGTTCTACGACTGCGATCCAGATATGTATGGCTCTCTGGGTGAGTTTAACGAACAGGTTGACACCGAGCATGTCTGGGTTGCCCACTCTGAGGCCGTTGCGGTGTTCGCTGCGCTGGCTGCGCGCGGCCTTGCCGTGGTGCCGGTTGATGCGACGGAGGGGATTATTGATGCAGGCCGTCTGTCGTCGGAGCGTGACCCGATTCTGGGTTGGGCAGGGCTGTACGCTGCGATGGTTCGGGCAGGGCGTGTCGGGGGTTCCCGGTGACGCTGAAAGTGCCCGGATTGACGCCGCGCGCGCCCCGGATATAATGATGTGTTGACATAGATATGATCGCGGACTGATGACGAAGAAACCCGCTAAAAAACCGGCCCGAATGGCGCGCGCTGCTGACCCAGCGGCGGTGCAGGCGCAGCAGATCGAGATATTCCGTCGCTGGTATCTTGATCCATCGGATATGTGCCGTGATCTGTGGCAGACCGAACCTGATGCGTGGCAGATGGAGGTTTTCCGGGTATTTCGGACCTCTCCGAGGATCGCGATGGCGGCATGTGCTGGGCCGGGTAAAGCCCAGCCCGTAGATTTGGTCATCGAAACCCCGGACGGAAAACGCCGGTTCGGAGATATCTGTGTCGGAGACCGGGTATTTGCCGATGACGGGATGCCGACGCGGGTTGTCGCGGTCCATCCCCGTGGTGTGAGACCGATGTATAGGGTGGAGTTTTGCGACGGCACCTCGACGCTGGCCTGTGGCGAACATCTCTGGAAGGTTAGGGGGAGAACGGAGCGGAGACACTTCAAGGCATATGAGAACGGAACCTGGAGCGCGGTTGGCGAAAAACGCTGTATCGAGCGTGGTTATACACCAACGCCCAGGGACGGTTATTCGGTTCTGAACACGGAACAAATCATTGAGCGCAACAAGCTGAAAGACGGAAACCGCCGTCAGTTCGAGATACCGCGTCAGGGTGTGGTATTTTATCCCTACCGTGATCTGCCTCTGGACCCGTATGTTCTTGGTGTATGGCTTGGCGACGGCTGCCGCCTAAATGCGACGGGATCGTGGCAAGACCGTGAGATTGATGCCGAGATTCAGCGCCGTGGTTTTAAGGTCCGCAGATCGCCCAGCGGAAAGACTGTAACCATGTACGGTCTGGTGGCTAAGTTGCGCGCCATGGACTTGGTGCATCTTGGTAGTCCGTACCGATTCGTCCCCGATGAATATAAGCGGGCGCCGGAGCAGGTCAGAATGGACGTGCTGCGCGGGCTCATGGACACCGATGGATCAATTGCCGATGATGGCAGCATGTCGTTTGACGTGACCTCGGAACGATTGGTTGAAGATGTCGAATGGCTGGTTCGGTCGCTTGGTGGTGTAGCGAGACGGCGTAAGATCAAGATGCCGTTTTACCGTCACCCTCAGACCCGCGAAAAAATTGCTGGCCTGCCGTGCCATCGTGTCACGGTGACGCTGCCATTTAATCCGTTTTATGTCACCCGTAAAGCAGTGCGGTGGAGTTATCCCCAGGAACGATATTTAACGCGTTATATTGATAACATCACGGCTGTTGATCCCTCAGACGCGATGTGTATTACGGTTGAGCATCCGTCGCACTGCTACCTGACCAACGATTTTATTGTTACCCATAATAGCTGGACGCTCGCCGTTCTGTGCTGGAACTTCCTGTTGACGCGGCCAAATTGCTGGATCGGCGTAACCTCGATTACGAAGGACAACCTTGCATCGGGGCTGTGGACGGAACTGGCTCGTCTCTACGAGAAGTCGGAGTTATTGAAGAAACTGTTCGACATGACGAAGACGTATATAGCGTATCGTCAGTCCCCGGCGACGTGGAAGCTGGAGGCCCGGACATGGGCGAAGGATGCTGATCCAACCGCGATTGGTAGTGCCCTGCGCGGCCCGCATACGGATTACATCATGTGGGTGCTGGATGAAACCGGCGATTACCCGAACTCGGTGCTGCCGGTGTGCGAGAACATTTTCGCGTCGTCTCCGAAGGAAGCCCATATCGTGATGGCGGGGAACCCGTTGAAACTGGACGGTCCACTGTATCGGGCCTGTACGGTGGCTAAGGATTTGTGGCATGTCGCCAGGATCACGGCTGATCCAGATGACCCGTTGCGGACGCCGCGTATTCCCGTGGAATATGCTAGACAGCAGATCGAACAGTATGGCCGCGACGATCCGTATGTCATGGTGAACATCCTTGGACAGTTCCCGTCACAGAATTTCAACTCCCTGATCTCGATGGATGAAGTCAGGGCCTCGATGAACCGGATGTACCGGGAATTTGAGTTGGTGAATACGGCGCGGATATTGGGTGTTGATGTCGCCCGTGATGGGCTGGATTTCTCGATTATCTCGCGGCGTCGTGGGCTCCAGATGTACCCGTTCTCGAAATACAGGAATATCGACAGCATCCAAGGTGCGTCACTGGTGGCGCGGGAATGGACCGAGTTCAAGGCCGATGCGACGTTTGTGGATAGCACCGGCGGGTTTGGTGCGGGATGGATCGACCAGTTGAAGGTGCTGGGCCACGCCCCGGTGGGGATACATTTCAACGAGACGGCTCTGAAAACGGAACGGTACGTTAATAAGCGCACCGAGATGATGTTCGAGATGGTGGACTGGATTAAGCGCGGCGGGGCCATCCCGAACGATGATCGTTTGGCGGCGGCGCTGACGCAGACCACATATATTTTCCGTAAGGACCGGGTTCTGATCGAGCCGAAGGATAATGTCAAGAGGAAGATCGGGTACAGCCCCGACGAGATGGATGCGGCGATTCTGACGTTCGCGGCCCCGGTGGCGCCGAAGACGGATAAGGTGCGTCGTTACGGGAACAAGGCCGTCTCCGACGATTACAACCCGTTTCGGGAAATGGAGACGCCAACAGGGAATGGAGGGTGGTGATATGACGACCCGTGTGAAGTTGCCGAACCGCCGACGCCAGATCAGCCAGACCGCCGAATGGGGCGGTGCTGCATGGATCGTATCGGTTGGGTTCGATGATGCCGCCAGGGCGCGCGAGATATTCGTCAGGGGCCTGAAAATTGGCTCCGCGATGGATAGCTTGATGGATGATGCCTGCGTCATGCTGTCGTTGCTGCTGCAATCCGGGTATGGTGTTGCGGATGTGATGGAGCGGCTTGGCCGCGAGGGCCACGACGGCGAAGAAGGATACGCCTCGGCGCTTGGGTACTTGGCGTCGGTTGCGTCGTGGATGGAGACGGAGGCTCATGATGACCGATAAAACGATCTGCCTCAATTATCACGTCATGCCCGTGGCCGACCTGCGGGACCATGAGGCTCGGCCTGATTGCTGGTGCAGGCCTGTTGACGATGAAGGCGTCTTCGTCCATAACGCCATGGATTTCCGGGAAAAATACGAAACCGGAGAATTATTGCCCTCGTAGCTTAGTTGGAAGAGCGCCTGATTTGTAATCAGGAAGTCGCGGGTTCGATTCCTGCCGGGGGCTCCATCTCTAGGTCTTGACACGCCAACGGGTTGGGGGCATGTTTATAGGACTGTTTTCCAAACGGAGTGCTGAAATAATGGAAGATTGGACCAAAAGTCAGGTTGTCATGGCTGTTGGAGCGATTATCAATTCCGCTCTGTACCTGTCGTTCACGGCCATCGCTGGTTTGATGCTGGGGTATTTTATCCCTATGGTCCTGTCCATTGCCGCTATGGGCATCACATTCCTTGGGTATGCGTGGTATATGCAGTTTGGCGCCAACCGATTCACGTCTGGGGTCATGCTGGCATCCCAGATCATTGGTGTTCTTGCTGGTTTTTCATTGATCTGGAACGGAGTATCTTAAATGGGATTTATGGCACCCAGTACCACTGCTGCGCCGCCACCGCCGCCACCTCCTTTGGCTCCAGCTAATCCCCCGGTAATGGCGTCTGGTCTCGTTAAACAGGCTGGTTCAGCACAGCAACGCGCGGCTCAGGCTGCGGCGGCTGGTTCCTATTCGGATACCTTGAAATCGAAATCTGGTGGTATGGGCAAGGACTTCCAGACCGCCGGGAAATCTCTCCTGAGCGGTGAGAAGTAATGGCCGACGGTTCTGCCGCTAAGTTTGATACAGCCGCCTATGAAGAAATGGGTGCATCATTTCTGGCGGCGCAACCGCTGACGGTCAGCCCCCGTAAGTATGCCGACGAAGAAGCCTGGAACCCGACATTCGTTCATCTGGAATCACGGATGAACAATCTGAGAAACTGGCGCTGGACGTGGTGGGCGCACTGGGCGGTGCTGGCCGAGTTTTTCGTGCCGAGGCGGTACAAATGGTTCGTAGTTGCCAACAACATGAACCGTGGGCGCCCGATTAACGACTCAATTATTGATTCCACGGGCCAGCTTGCCGTTCGTATCTGCGCCACCGGGATGTATTCGGGACTGACGAACCCATCACGGCCTTGGTTCGGTCTGGAACCGGCGCTGCCGTGGATGGAGATTGACGCCGAGGGCAAGGAATGGCTGGAGGATACGCAACGCCGTCTGGCAACGGTGCTGCACCAATCGAATTTTTATACAATCATGGCGCAGGCGTTCGAGGATGTGACCGTTTTCGGAACCGCCCCGGTTATTATGTATGAGGACTCGGAGGATGCGCTGCGCTGCTACCTGCCCTGCGCCGGGGAGTATTTCTTGGGCGCGTCATCCCGTCTCGATGTCGATACCCTGTACCGCGAGTTCACGCTGACGGTGTTGCAGATTGTGGAGCAGTTCGGCTTGGAAAGCTGTCCCAAAGAAGTCCAGACGTTGTGGGAACAGGGCGGCGGTTCGCTGGACTCTGAGTTTGTGGTGGCCCATGCCATTGAGCCGAATTTCCCGATTAAGACCAGGGCCAAAGGAACGGCGAAGCAGCTTGATATTCTGCCTGCTGAGTTCACGTACCGCGAGATTTACTGGCTCAAGGGCCGGAAGTCGGAGCGTCCGTTATCGAAGCGCGGGTTCAAGGAGCGTCCGTTCTTTGTGGCCCGTTGGTCAACGGTGTCGAATGACGCCTATGGCCGCAGCCCCTGCATGGATGCCTTGGGCGATACCAAACAGATTCAGCAGGAGACGTTTCGGAAGGCCGAGTTCATTGAGAAGGGCGTCCGCCCACCGATGGGTGCCGATCCTGAATTGAAGAACGAACCGGCATCGATCATGCCGGGGATGATTACATACGTCTCGCAGGATCAGGGGAAAAAGGGGTTCTGGCCTCTGATCGAGGTCCATGCTCAGTGGCTCCAGGGATTGATTCAGGACATCGCCGGTGTTTCGGAACGGATCAACCGCGCCCTGTTCGTCGATGCGTTCATGGCGATCACCAGAATGCAGGGTATCCAGCCCCGCAACGAAATGGAGATCACGAAGCGCGATCTGGAGAAGCTACAGGTTCTGGGTCCGTTTATTGATCGGTTCGAGAATGAGTTCGCGGCCCCAGCGATTAAGCGTTCCTTGGCGATCATGGAGCGCCGTCGGTTGCTGAAACCGATGCCGGAGTCCATCCGTAGGACGCCGCTGAAAATCGCGTATGTCTCGATTATGCGTATCGCGCAGGCCGCGTCCGAGGGTGTCGCCATGAAGGATGTGCTGGCAACGGCGGGTTCGATGTCGGCAGCGGCTAAGGCGGCAGGGTTGCCGGACCCGATGCGTATCTTGAATCTGGATAAGTCGATCAGGCTGTATGCTCAGTCGTTGGACTTCCCGGAGAGCGCCCTGTTCACGGATCAGGAAATTGCGGACAACGATCAGGCCGCACAGAGCGGGAAGGCGCAGGCCCAGGTGTTGCCGACGACGATGGCCGGTGTTCAAGCCGCGAAGATCGCCTCGGATACTCCCGTGGGCGGCGATACCCTGTTGAGTTCGATTCTTGGTGGTGGGCAGTAAGCGCGGTTGCATCACAGGTATTTAAGTTCAGGAGCATCGGCTTCTGATTTCTCCCAATGATCGATCATCATGCGAAGCGCGTCGATCACGTTTTTATCCGGAGATGTCGAGAGATAAGTCCACTGTTCCTTATCCCAAACAAACAGCGTGAAGTTCATGGGAACACCGGCAACATCCTTGATGTCGGAATCGAGACGGTCGCAGATTTCAGATAGGTGTTCGTTGATGTTTTGGATGGCTTCGCTCATCGTGCCGTGCCAAGGATAGACCGCGCCAGCGTCAGCAGCCCGACACGGTTGGGGTTGGCGAAGGGATCGACTGGGGTGTAGGTATCCGGCGCGTCCCACATAGCAGCGGTTTTATTGTCCAGTATCACCATTGGGCTGTGTAGCGCCTGAAATTCCACATCTAACGGCATCGGACCGCTCAATCTTGGCTGGTCCACCGCGCACTCCTTATTCTTCTTCGCCATCACGCCGCCTCCGTATGAGCAACCGTCGGCTGCTGTTTCTTCTGATAAACACGGTCGTAGTGGTGCTGGCACCAATCAGTGCCGTTAACCGTATGCCGACCACAGAACATTTCTTCGATGCTGACGCCTTCTGGACGGTCTCGCGGGTCGATGCTGATAAACCGGCAGCCGCCACCAGCGGGATGATCCTGCAACGGAATCGATTTCGCATAATCGGCTTCGAGTTTGGCGCGGGCAGCAGCCGCTTCTGCGCGGCGTTCCCGCTGTCCAGCGATTTTCTGCTCCCGTGCCGCCTCGATGTCATCAGGAGTCCGGTGCGAACTGTTGATGCCGAGCCGGTTCAGTTTTCCGATGATGGCTGATTTGGAAACGCCGAATCGGTCTCCGATTTCGCGGGCCGTCAGATCAGTGTTTTTGTGCAGCCGGATCAGTTCTTCGATTTTATCCGGTGTCCAGAAGTTTTTGCCGTCGTTCATTTCGTCCCCCCAGGAGCGGTGTAGTGAATGATGTAGGCCGGACTCGATACCGACTATGTGGGCGATAGGCGTGTACAAGGATGCCTCGTTTTATGTGCGGGCAGGGAGGAATTGAACCCCCGCCTTCCGTGGCCCCCACGGCGTGCTAACATTACACCACCGCCCGCCCAGGATTCTCGCTCCACTGATTAACACGTCCTTCCGTGCTGCTACATCAACTCGTTTCCCAATCGGGCGAATTATGTGCGGGGCTTCCCACCCCAGCTTGTCGGTCAATTTCAGGCAACCGATCGCCCGACTAGGGAGCGACCCTAATATGCCTCGTACGCCACACTGGGCGAATTATTTATTCATCTGACGAACCGGAGGATGAAACCTGACAACCTTCTGAGCCGCCCATTCATCGAGCGCGGTTTTAGAATACCGCACCGTCTTCCAGCCAGCCGCGATGAATTCCGGACCGTTACCTTTGTTGTTGTTCGCGGCTTTGTTTGCCAAGGTGAACCGGGACACCGGACAGCCTATTGAGGTCAGGTATATCGCGGCCTCTTTCCGAGTGTAGAATTGTTCTTTCGCCATTCAGATACCCCGTTCGCACCCCGTTTGTTAATCACCATTCAAATAAGTTATCCTCATACATACCGGGATGTCAATATCTAGTTGCATGGCGGAAAAATATCCATGAATGTTTTCCCATGGCAACGACAGAGCAAGAAATTTTCCAGCGTTTATCCGACAGCTTCAAGGCTGCGGCGGAGTGCTGTGACAAATTATCCTCGGACCCGAAGACGGGTCCGAACTATATGCGGCTTCGTGAACATCTCAGGATGATCGAGGGTGCCGCACGTCAGGCCGCCCATTGGCGCGAAGATACGCGCTGGCTGAAAATTGGATTGAATGCCGCCCAGTGTCATCAGAAGGCAGGCGATTGGCTGCGCTCCCACGCGCCGCGCGTCTATTTTGACAAGTTGGCTTCCGCGATGCGCCAGTTGCACCTCAGCACCGAGCGTTTGAAGACCCAGCCGACGGGGCGTATGGGGGCAATCCTCCCGGTGGTTCCTCCCCTGCCGAGCCGTTCCGTTCATCCTGTTGGCTGGTCCCCCTCTAAGGGCGGCATCTTGATGCCGGGAGGGTCGGTATGAGCGATGAATACGACGAGCCTCCAGTCCCTGAGCCAGTATCAGACGAATCTGGTGAAGATGCCCAGCCCAGTGCTGTTGATCCAGAGGCCCATCGTAAAATCCGCAACCGCAAGAAGCGGGAAGCAATGGAGCGTGATGAATTTTGGCGCGCCATATTCTCGACTGAAATCGGACGCCGCGAAATGTGGGGGCTTCTGGCGAGGCTCCACCCGTTTAATGCCCGCATGGGGACGACACCATCAGGCGCACCTGACGAGCGCACGACTTGGATGTTCCTGGCCGAACAGCTTGTTGGGCAGCACATTTTTCAGGAGTGGTTCGGCAGGCACCCAGAATTTGTCATGCTTATGCGACAAGAAAATGATCCAGCGTTCAAAAAGGGAGCGAATTGAACATGGCTGATGTAACCGCACAGAATGAACTGTTTGATGCCGGGGCTACTGCTCCGGCTGAGGCCGTTGCTGCGCCTGAAACCGTTGTGACCGATTCCGCCGCTGCTGCGCCGGAGACTGCTGCTGCTGAAACTGTGGCCGATACGGGCGCTGAAACCACGTTGCTCGGTGGCATCGAAACTCCGGGCACCGAGAAGCCAGCAGAACCTGCTGAGGCTGCTGCTGCGACCGAAGAAAAACCCGCAGACGCTGAGGAAGGAAAACCCGGCACTGTATCTGCCGATCCAGAAGCTAAGGCCGATGCTGAGAAGCCTGCCGATGCCGCTGCTGCCGAGGAACCCGCCGCCGATGAAGCGGCTGCTGAGACGCCTGCCGCGCCGGAACCAGTAGAGTACAAATACGAACTCCCCGAAACGCTTAAGATGGATGACGCCACGAAAACGGCGACTCACACCGCGCTCGATGCGTTCCGCGCCGATCCTACCAATCCGCAGCCATTGATCGACCTGCACCATGAAATGATGCAGAAATACGATGCCGCCGTTCGTCAGCAACAGTGGGATGTGTTCAACGAAACCAAGAAGCAGTGGCGTCAGGAAGTCCTGTCCGACAACGAAATTGGTGGCAGCGGACACAACACCGCAATGCAGGCCATCGCCCGTATGCGCGATAACTTCGCGTCTTCGGAACGTCCCGGCACCAAGAGTTACGATGCCGACTTGCAGGCGTTCAACGGGATGCTCGAAGCCACTGGCGTCGGCAACCATCCGATCTTCCTGAAAATGATGCACCGCATCGCTCAGGTCTATGACGAAGCCCCGATGGGGCCAACCAATGTAACGCCGTCACGTCAAAAGGGCGGCGCTAAAGTCCTCTACGACAACCCACGTTCGGCGAGGCAATGATGTTTTTTTATTCCACCGAACGGGCCAGTGGCGCCCATACTGAACAAGGAGAACTATGATGGCGACCGGCCAATGGAGCACACTGGCGGACCTTACCTCGCGCATGGATGGCGCTGGTAAGCAGGCTTATATCGCGGAAATGCTTTCCCAATCCGTTGTCATGTTCGACGACATGCCGATGAAGGAAGGCAGCGAAATCGGCGGACACAGCTTCGTGTTCCGCACCTCGATTCCGACGGGCGCTTGGCGTTCGTATAACATGGGCACGCCGTATGGCAAGTCCACCACCGGCAAGGCGCAGGTTGGTATCGGCGCTCTTGAAGGCTACAGCCAGATCGACCGTATGTTGGCCGAAGACTCCGGCAACGTCGCTCAGTTCCGTATGAACGAAGATGTTGCCTTCATCGAAGGCATGGGTCAGACCATGGAAGAAACGGCTTGGTACGGTAATACCACCACGAACCCGTCCGAGTTCATGGGCCTGTCGCCGTTCTACAACACCCTGACTCAGGCTTCGGCTCAGAACGCGCAGAACGTCATCGATGGCGGCGGCACTGGTTCCTCGAACGCCTCGCTGTGGTTGGTGTGCTGGGGCGAACGCTCTGTTTATGGCGTCTATCCTCGCGGCTCCAAGGCTGGCCTGACCTCCGAAGACAAGGGTGACGTGGTTCCTGGTCTGGATAGCGTCGGCAACCGTTTTGAAGCCTACACGACTTGGTTCCGCCATCAGGCAGCCATCGTGCCGGAAGACTGGCGCTTCGCAGCGCGTGTCGCCAACCTCGACGTGACCACGGCTGGTCTAGCCGGTGCCAGCGGCCCCGACCTGTTCCTGCTGATGTCGCAGGCCGTGTTGCTGCCGCCGACGTTGGGCCAGACCATCTCCGGCCTCGGCAAGGTCGATGCTCCGACCGATCCTTCCCCCGGCGTGCGCCCGGTGTTCTACTGCAACCGTACTGTTCGGTTCTGGATGGATGCCCAAGGTATGCGTAACCGTAACGTCTTGCTGACCGTGAATGATGCCGCTGGCAAGCCGCAAGACGTGTTCCGTGGTATCCCGGTGAAGGTTTCGGATCGTCTGCTAATTAACGAAGCTGCGGTTTCCTAATCGCGCCTTTAGAAGAAGGAAATAAAACATGCGTAACGATGCACTTCTAGCCTTTGTGGCGATTGGCGGCAACCTGTCCTTGGTCGCCGCTGCGGGCGTGGATGTTGCCTCCACCAACGTCATTGACTTCTTGGGTCTTGGCGTCGGTGTGGTGGCCCCGAACACGACCACGGGCAACCCCATCATCGGCAACACCACGAACTTCGGTCAGGCCGACGGCATGGGCGTAGGCTCCATCCGTCCTGAACTGAACGTCACCATCGGGACTGCTCTGGTGGCTGACACCGGCACCCCGACTCTGAACGTCCAGTTGCAGGCCGCCGAAGACGACGGCACCGGCAACCCGGATACGTGGCAGACCATCGGCGAATCCGGTGAAATCTCTGTCGCCCAGGGGACTGCCAATACGGTGGTCGCACGCCTGCCGTATCTGCCGCCGTTCCCTGAGAATCTTCGTCCGCGTTTCTTGCGGTTGAACTTCGCCATTCCGGCGGGTACGAATTTCTCTGCTGGCACCATCGCCTCGGCAATCGTCACGAGCGTTCGTGATGATTGGTTTGGACGCCAAGCAGCGAAGAACTACGATCTCTCCGGCGTTGCTTAACTAGGAGTCAAATAAATGGAGGACAATGAAATGGGTAGGAAACCTCGCGTTCAAGTCGATGCAGAATCTGATCGTCGTGAACAAGAAATCAACGCCCGCGTTGACGAGCGCGTAAACGCTCTATTCGCGGAGTTGAAGGCACAGCTTGAACCCGGAGCAATCTCTGCTCCGGCTCAGGCCGTGGCGTCGTCGAATGACGGCATGGGCAATCTTCTGAGTGATCTCGTCATGAACATGAAGAAGATGATGGACCCGCAATCTCAGAAGCGCGTTTTCTCCCCGGAGGAAATGCGTCAGATGGAATCCGCGCGGGAAAACATGATCCGTCTAATCGTAGAGGCGCACGAACGCCGTGAAGCTGGCGATGCAAACGCAATGCCGGTTTACGCTCTCAAGGCCAAGGTTTATTTGGCCGAACGGAAGATCGAGCCGCAGTATTTCGACAAACACACCGAGCGCATGATGCCGCAAGAAATCAATTGGCCGGGTATTCCCAGCGAAGCGATGCACCCCATCAACGACGTGGCGAAGAAAATCCATGCCGCGTTTATGGGCAGCCTCTTGGGCATCAACATGAACAAGAACACGGCCCCAAGTTTCGTTTTGGATGGGTCCAAGGTTCTTCGCATGGCCCCGGTGGAATTTGAACAGGTCGGTAATTCTGGCGCCGCTGATCCTCGCAAGATGATCCCCGGTGTCGAACCGATTGATTATTCTAAACCGATCAATGTTCTGGGCACCGTGGCGGCACCGATGGCGCCGACGTTCGGCTCCCGGTTTGATGTGCATGAACCAATCGTTCGGAACGGGTAATAAAAAATGGCCTCCTGCTACATCGAGGAATATGAAAACGTAGGCTCCGGTGGGGGAACGTATTTTGCTGGGGGAGTTCCCCCGGCACCCTCGCTGGCTGTCCAGAAGATCACCATCGGGGCGGCCACTCAGTCGTCGGCGTTCAATGACAAGACCAAGATGATTGCAATTGTCGCCGATGGAGCCTGTCATTTTTCCGTTGGGGCAGACCCGACTGCCGCCGCGACTACTGAATATCTTCCGGCAAATACGGTAAGGTTGCTGGGCGTTCCGCACGGCTACAAAATCTCGGTAGCCACTTAATCGTTTAAGGAGAACCAAAAATGTTTCCGTCCGGCCAGAAACTACTTTCCAATGTTGCGACCGCATTTCAGTTTTTGGTTGCGACCGCAGGCCCGCAGGCTGTCGCTGTAGCGGCGCAGGGTGGCACCTTCACTCTCACGGAAGACACGCCGTTAGATGTTGCAGATACCGCCGTTACCGCTGATTCTTTGATCCTGATCGGGCTCAAAACTGTTGGTGGAACCGTTGGTGCGGTTCCAGCAGTTCAGTCCCTCACCGCAGGAACTGGGTTTAATGTCACCGGTACTTCCGGCGATACATCCATTTATACATACCTCATCATTGGCTAAGGAGTCCACGCCATGAATAAACGTCACATTATTGCCATTTCTCTGGTGATGGTCCTTGCCTTCGGTGGTGCCGTTATGGCGCAGGTCTCGTTGCCGCAGGTTTCCACCATCAGCCCGACCGCCGACCGTATCCAGGTCATCCCATCCGGCCAGCCGTCGGCACAGTCTGTTTACGCCTCTCCGGCGCAGATCACGGCCACCAAGGGGTATTACACCTCCATTCCAACAAACCTGTTCACCTATACCTTCGGAAACGCCGTTGCTTTGGCTGCATTTGATCCTGCGGGTACTCTAGCTTATGGGTATATCACCTTGGCTCCAAATCCGAGCGACGGCACCGAAGCCTGTATTTTCTCCACGGCTGAATTAACCTACATTTATCTTGCCGCAAATACCGGTCAGACCTTGGCCGATGGCGTGACCACGTTGGCAGCTAATGCGCGCAATTGCTACGTTTATGCCCTGTCCTCGGCGACGTGGAAACGGTCTCAGTAAGGCCAGATATGCAATGGCGCTCAACTGGAGGCATTACCTGATCGGATTTATGGTATCCGTGGCTTACTGGGCCGGTATCCTTTCGGCAGGTTTTGTCCCCCGTTGGGCGGCTATTGCAGTTCTTGTGCCTCTTTTTTGTGCAATCGAACCTAAGCGCCTTCCCGCATCCGTGTTGGGGGTGCTTTTGTTTTTGTTTGGGTGCGCCGGGTTTTCGTTGATGCTGTCACCTGATGCGCTCACAGGAACCCACGACCTCATGCTGGCTGCGATCTTGGTGCTGCCGTTTCTGGCTGCGGCATCGATGGAATCGCTTGACGATATTTTCTCCGGCATGGCGATTGGGCTGGCCGCATCGTCGGCATTAATAATTGCGGAATATGCAGGGTTCGGACGCATCGCGCAGGGCGGCGGTTTTGGTGGGTTGTTTTTTAATTCCGAGGTAGTTTCAGAGTTTTCCGCTCTGGTATTTGTTTGGGCCGTGGTGCGTAAAAAATGGGCACTCGCTGCGTTATGCGTTGCTCCCTTGCTGCTGTGCCATTCAAGAATAGCGGTGCTTACGGTAGCCGTTGGGCTGCTGTATGTTGCATGGGTTCGGTTGCCGCGCTGGATCACGGCTGTTGCTGTGGCGGCGCTCGCTGTGGCGGCGGTGGCGGCAGTATTCATCATCGGTGATGGTAAAATCGCATCGGCATTCCATCGTGTGACATTATGGATTACAGCCGGGATGTTTTTGACGCCGCTTGGCAATGGAATTGGCTGGGCGCAGGTGGCATTCCCCGTAGAACGGTTCGTTCATTCCGATGCGCTCCAGATGTTTGCAGAGATTGGCATCCCGGCGTTGGCCGTGCTATATATTCCTTGGTCCATATTCAAGAGGAAGGAACAAGACCTTGCGATTATGTCTGTCTTTTGTGGGGCATCTGTTCAGTTTGTGGTGTCGTTCCCGATTCACTTCCCTGCCGCCGGTTTTGTCTTGGCCTTGGTTGCGGGTTATCTGCTGCGCCGCCGGGATGTGGTTCGCGTGGGCGTCGATCTCGGCGGAGATCATCATGGCCGAGGTGTATTCAGGGGAACTGAGACCAGCGAACGAAGTATTGGCGGACGCCGAGGAAGCGGTACGACGGTTCCCATTTGATCCATACCTGCGTGGTGCCAGGGATTATGTGCGCTACAACATCAATAGAGCGGAAGCGGAAAATGCCACCGGTCAGTGAACAGCAGAGACGAGCAATGGCATCGGCGGCCAGTGGAAAATCGACGCTAAAAATTCCTAAATCGGTAGGAAAAGATTTCATGGCTGCGGACAAAGGTGGTAAGCTGCCGGAACGAAAACGCAGTCCGTTACACGATCATCCAAGGAGCAAGTGATGGCTGATAAGAAAATGTTGTCCGACGACTCGGAGGAAATAACCAAAGAGGATATGAAATCATTGAGGAGAGTATTCCCTGAACTTGGCAAAGGAGGCTCAGTCTCGGATATTGAGCGCAACAACGCCTACGTCAACATCATCAAAAACAGAACAAAATACAAAAATGACCCCAAGTTGATGCTGACGGACGATGAAATAAGGGAAGTTTCTTTAAATAGAGAAAAGCCAAAACCATCTCCCCTATACGATCATCCGAGGTCGAAATGACGATACCCCAGATGACCAGCGTGATTTCCAAGAACTTGAAGGCCATCGGCCATGATGGTCGGACCATGTTTGTGTCGTTCAAAAGCGGTGGTATCTATGCCTATAACGGTGTTCCAGAGGATGTTTTTGCCGTTGGGTTGTTAAGCCCATCTCCGGGGAAGTGGTTTCGGGAGACGATCAAGGGAAAGTTTTCATATCGTAAGGTTGATCCTAATGCCGAATCTAACCCTAGCTGACTTATCATCGAGGACGACGAAGATGCCTGACGATAAAGAAATCAAACTCACCGGCGACCAGTTGAGCAAGATCGAAGAACTTGCCAGCATGGCGGAGCGTGTCGCACGCCGCAATGGTGAGAAGAAGAAAATTAAGATCGACAAGGAACGCAAGGATACGGCTTATGGTGCCGCGCTGGAGCCAATTATGAAGCAGGGGTTTAAAGGCAGCGAGGCCGGTGATCTGGCTAATACCGTAAGCGATGCCCTGGCATTTGGGGCGAAGAAGCGCGTTCTGCACGACAACCCCCGTTCACCGAAATAGAAGGACCGCGAGATGGCCGACGATACCAAGAAAGGCGCAGAGGCGCTGTACGATAACGAAAGCAGCCCGAAACGGGAATCTGCTCCAGCGCCGGAAACCTCCGCCGAACCGAAGGGCGAGAAAAAGGCCGTTTCCGAGGTCAAAAAATCAAGCGATAAGTTCTTGGAGGCCATTAAGGGGTTGCACAAATCCCATGAGTCCGAACGCCGCGATTTCCACGGCAACATGCGTGAGCAGTTCCGCACCATGGCGTCACGACATGAAAAGGCATTCCGCGATATGCTGGATGGCATGGAAACCGCTGATGCGGAAGAAGCTGCTGTTGGTGCCGAAGATATGGCTGCTGTTGATACCGCGATGGCGGCAGAGATGCCAGCCGCCGCACTTGAGATGGAGGTTTGATGATGTATGCGATGGTAGATATGGCTCAGGCAGCCGAAGATAATGATGATGGTCCTTCTGTTGGCGAGGTTGTTTCTATGCGGCCACGATACCCCTATGGGCTTCGGATTTCTTTGACGCAAGACGAACTTGAAAAAATGAAACTTGATACGGCTGATGCGTTTGTCGGCGGTATCTGCCATCTTCATGCATTGGGAAAGATCACATCGATTTCCAACAACGAAGTCGAAAACCAAGAAGGCGAAGCAAAGCAAGATTGCCGTATCGAAATTCAGATCGTGGCGCTATCCATCGAATCCGAAGACGAAGAAAACGAAATGGTCGAAGCAGACCCGGCTCTGGGGATGCGTGTTCTTTACGATAAGATGATGGGGAAATCATGATTAACCGCGTCATATTTGTACTCCTACTGCTGATTTTCCCGTCCGTTGTGATGGCGCAGTCCGCCGTGGTCCAGGGCGGAACGTGGACCACGGGCCATGTGCCAAAATACAACCAGACCGGTGGGACACAGCCCATTGTTACGGATGGCGGTGGTGCTGGAGGGGGTGCGGCAGGCGTTAATCTGTCCACGCTTGGGATCACGGCGCGCGGAACCGGGACGGCCCCGTATGATGCTGATGGCGCTGGTCCTAACGGCGAAAACTTCTGCATGTACGACGCCCCGACGACGAACTCGACGGGATATCATTGGGTTTGCTTGGACCCGAATGTAGGTTCTAATGCCCTAATTTCGACGGGGGTTGGCGGAACCGGTTCCGCACAGGGCCTAGACATCACGGTAAACGGTGTCACTGCACTCTCCATCAGTTCTGCCGGTGCCATCAGCGGGTTTGTTTCTGATACGCTTACAGACACGCATATTCTTGTTGGTAACGGATCGAATGTCGCCACGGATGTCGCCATGTCCGGGGACGCTACGATGGCGAATACTGGGGCCATTACGGTTGATACCATTGGCGGTGTCGCACCGGGTGATCTATATCCTCTGGATTATGACGCCAATTTCACCAATGACGCTGGAAGTCTGGCGTTGTCAGATATCGCATCAGGTTCTCTGGTTGCCAATTCAACGTCTGGATCGGCCGAACCTACGGGAACGACGTTGACTGCATTGCTGGATCAGGCCGTAGACGACACACAGGGGTCGATTGCCTATCGTAACGCGACGACTTGGGTTGCTCTTGGACCTGGGGCATCCGGGACATTCTTGAAGTCTCAAGGCGCTGGCGCAAATCTGACGTGGGGAACTCCATTGGTCGCCACCCTTGGCGATGTTCGGGTTTTAACTTCTGGTGCTTCCGATACGTTGCTCTCAACTGATTTCATGTTGGTCGTTAACAAGACGATTGGTGGTGCGACAACGATTTATTTGCCAGCAGTTCCGTCGGCGAACTTCCTTGCCGTCGTCAAGGATGGAAAAGGCGATGCAGCAAGCAATAACATCACCATCGATGGCAACGGAAACAACATGGATGGGGCGGCAACAGTTGTGATGAATCTGAATTATCAGGCCTTGAACTTCGCGTGGAATGGAACACAGTGGAATGTCTGGTAACATCGTCGAACGCGGTCATATCGGATTGGAGATTTAGAAATGGCTTACACGCCAAATGCAATTTCAGGACCGGCATCATCGACATCTGGAAACCTGCCGTCGTTCAACAATACGACTGGTAACTCGGTAGACGATAGCGGTGTAGCCATAGCGGATGTTGTCGTTGACGCCGACCTCGGAACGGCTGCTGCTGCCGACATCGGCGTAACGGCTGGAAATGTGGTCCAAGTCGATCAGGCAGTAACGGCAACGACACGCGACACGACTACGGTGTTGGGGACAACGCTAAACCATACCCTGAGCGATACGAGCGACGACATCGACACGTTCAACGGTGTTGCGGGCGTCACCTATTCATGCCGCGCGCTTGGCGCTGGAACCATTGTGGCTGGTGCCGGTTTAATTATCACTCAAACCGGGGCGACGATCACCACGGCGGCTGGCGATACGTTTGATGTGGAAATGATTACATCGACTACATGCCGGATTAAGAATTACACGCTCGCAAGCGGTGAGGCGTTGGTCGGCGGCGACTCGTTTGCGCGGGCATTGCTGCACGTCCAGGAGCAGCAATCAGCAGGCACCGATGCGGGGACGTTTACTTCGGGGTCGTGGCAAACGAGGACACTAAATACTGTTGTAACTAATGAAATTTCAGGGGCATCGTTGGGGTCTAATCAGATCACGCTTCCTGCGGGAACATACATAATTGAAGCATCATTGCCGGGTTATAGGTGTGATCTACACAAGGGGGCGCTATATAATACATCAGATACGGCGTTTGAGTTGCAGGGAACGTCGGAAAAAACCACTAGTGCCTCCGCCATTTCAACAAGGTCATTCATTACTGGTAAATTTACAATCTCAGCGGAGAAAGTTTTTGAATTGCAGCATCGATGCAGTTCGACGAAAGGTACTGATGGGTTCGGTGTCGCATCCAATTTCGGGGTGACTGAGATTTACGCAGATGTGATGATTTGGAAGGTTGCTTAATTATGACTTATGTAAAAATTATCGACGGTGTTGTTGCCCAAAAGCAGCCTTATGAGGCACCCGGATTTATCGAGGCCCCAAATAGCATTGTTTGTGGTATGCTTTTTGATGGGGGAGTTTTTTCTAGTCCCGATATTAATCCGGTGGTTGATGCCGCTGTTATTACACCTCGTCAAGCGCGTTTGGCGTTGCACGGTGCCGGACTTCTCGACACAGTTGAATCAGAACTTGCAAAACCGGAAAACAAAGCCGCAAAAATCACATGGGAATATGCGCTTGAGATTAGGCGCGATGATCCGTTGATCGCGACTTTCTCAGCTATTCTTGGCCTAACCGATGCACAGATCGACGCATTGTTCGAGACAGCAAAAACTCTTTGACCGCATGGAGTGACGTGTGACCATCACCAGCAATACCATCGTCAACCAAGCAATCCAGATGATCGGGGACAACCAGCCCGCCGTGACGGGCGAGGCTCCGACGTTTGATGATTCCGCTGCTGGGGTGGCGTTGCAGTCTCTCTATACGCCATGCGTTCAGACCGTGGCGCGGCAGTGGGGATGGGATTTTGCGCGCAACACCGTCACGCTCACCCTGAGCCCAAATGCGGCACCGTACCCGTGGACTTACGAATATGTCTATCCTACGAACGGCGTCGATGTCTGGACTTTGATGCCGTCCAGTGAGGATGATTCGAACAATCCGTCGCCGACGAATTGGAATCCTGCCAACGCCGTTGTCAACGGGACACAGCAGCGCGTAATCCACACCAACGTCCAGAGCGCAAAGGCGGTATTCAACAACGCTCCAGGGCCGGAAGCATGGGATGCGCTGTTCCGTGAAGCCGTGGTCAGGTTGCTGGCCTCTGAACTGGCTATGGCTATTGGCGGTGCCCCGGAGACTTCAAAAATGATGCAGGATTCCGCGATGGGATTTGTTAATATCGGGAAAACGCGTGAGGGCTGAAAAATATGGCGACCACCATCACGACCGTTGCCGACATCGTGAATCTGGCATTGACGCGGATCGGCTACCGACTCCGTATCTCGAACCTCTATGATGGCTCCGAGGCGTCTCAGGCTGCACTGAACATCTACGGACAGACCCGCGATGATTTGATGCGTACCGGGGAGTGGCAGTTCTGCCAACGTAACGTGGTGGCCACACTGCTCCGTAGCGCTCCGGTAGGAGGATACTGGCCCGGTGGTTCGTCATGGGATGCTGCAACAAACCCGCCGTTGCCGTGGCTGTATGCCTATGAGTACCCGACGGATTGCCTCAAGGCCCGTGTCTTGAAGGCGTCTACCGGATTCCTCGTCAATATGACGCCGTTGCCGAATCAGTATACGATTACGAACGTGCTGGATACGGTTTCGACGCTGGCTACGTTGGCGATCAACAGCCCAGGAACGTCTGGGTATGTGCCCGGAGATTTCATCTATCCGACGGGCGGCACCCAAACCGCACAGCCTGTTTTGCAGGCCATGACGACGAAGGTCGTTTCAGCCACCATCGCTGCGGCTGGAACCGGCGGCACACCGGGCAGCGCGACCGTCACTGGAACAACTGGAACAGGAACCAAGTTCACGGCGACGGTTACTATTTCTGGAGCGGGCGCGATTTCATCCGTTGACGCCATCGCCACGGGCGGCGTTTATACCGTAAATCCGACAACACTGGCGGCAGAACCCGTAACGGGGGCGTCCTTGTCTGGAGCGCAGTTATCGGTGTCGATGGGCATCCAGTCCATCACCATCGTTTATGCTGGCGTTTTCACGGCAACCTCAACGACATTTACGCAGGGTTCGACTTCCGGTTCCGGTGTCGCTGCGTCGTTCAATACGGCGACGTTTACGACGACGACAAAATCGCGCCGTGTCATCGCCTGCAACGTGGCCGACGCCATGCTGACATACGCCGGTCAGGTGACGGACCCGACGCAATGGCCCCCTGACTTCACGGAAGCCCTTGCAGCGGCCTTGGGGCGGCGTTTGGTGCCTGTTCTTGTCGGCATGAATGCACTGCAATCGGCGGCTCAGGATGAGTCCGTAGCCAACGCTGCGGCGCAAGGGGAGCAGGGCTGATGAGTATTGATTATTACACCCCCACAGCCGTCGCTGGAGAAGCCATTGATGCGTGCGGTTTGAACTTCACGTTGGACGATATTGAATCAGGAACCAAGGAAGCGCAGGTATGCCTCCGCCAATACTATACCTGCTTGGATCAACTGTTCCGCGCCGCGCCGTGGAACACGACCCGCAAACAGATTCCGCTGCAACTGATCGGTGATGCCACCGGCCAGACCACGGACCCGTTGGTTTCGACCGACGTTCCGGCACCGTGGATTTACGCCTACGCCTACCCAACGGACTGCGCCAGAATCCGGTATATTCCGTGGAACCCGTATGTGTCGGCTTCGGTTCCAGAGGGTAATATCGTGCCCGACGACAGCAGCGCATCATTGATGGCAAATCTGGGGCAGAGTCCGTATGCCGGGCTACGCTTGATCCCGTCGCGGTTTCTCGTAACCAGTGACGTGAATTTCATCGAAGCCGGGGCCGGGAACGAAACGCCGGGAAGCACCCCGATTGGGCGCACCATCATCTGCACCAACGTCAAGGACGCCATAGGAATTTACAGCTACAAGGCTTATTATCCTAACCAATGGGACTCTCAGTTTCGCGCCGCGATGGTGGCTTACATGGCGTCTATGATTGCCCTACCGCTGTGGTCTGATAAAGACCCCCGCATGGGTATGACGATGCGCCAACACAACATCGCCATCGCTCAGGAGAAGATCAAGTCGGCGCGGATCACGGACGGCCAAGAGGGCTGGCATTCGTCTGATCTTGCCGTGGATTGGATGAAGATGCGTAAATCAGGTGGGGCTGGTTTTTATGGGTCGTTCGGCCAGAATATGGGGGATTGGTCCTGCGCGTGGGATAATATAGGATGGGGTGGCGGCGGAAACTCGTCGGCATTCTAATCGCTAAGGGGCGTTCATGTCGGTTCCTAAAATACAAAATGCGTTCACGCTAGGAGAGGTATCGCCTACCCTCTATGGGCGCACCGACCTTGCCCGCATGAGCGTGGCGGCGTCAACGGCGCGTAACATGTTCATCCGTTATCAGGGTGGCCTATCATCGCGGGCGGGGACCAAGTTCGTCGGGTTCTCGAAACAGACTGGCCGCGCATATGCGCCTCGGATCATCACGTTTCAATACTCTGCCAGCGAAGGTTTCGTTCTGGAGTTTGGCAACCTCTATATGAGGGTTATTTCGGCTGGTGAATACGTCACCGAACCGGCGCTGAGTATTTCGGGGATCACGAACGCTGACCCCGGTGTTGTTTCGTCCAGCGGCAGCGGCGTCACGGCGGCATCTCCCATCGTTACGGGGGTGGTGACGACGTATGCTCCCGGCGATCTTATTACCGTCGCGGGCGGAACGTATCTGACGCAAGCCGTGCTGGCCGTGACCAACACGAAGCTGGTAAGCCTTCTGCTCAACGCTTCGGGCAGCGGATACGTCCCTGCGGATACAATCAATCTGACCGGCGGCACGACGACGACGACTCCGGTTATGACGGTTTCGACGACCAAGGTTTCTGCGGTTCCAACTGTTTCTGATGCTGGAACCGGTGGAACACCGGGAACGGCGACGGTCACAGGGACTACGGGGACGGGAACGAAGTTTCAGGCCGAAGTGACCATCGAGGCTGGCGGAACGATTTCGTCCGTTGATTCTCTGACGGTGGCTGGTTCTTATACCGCCAACCCAACATCCATAGCGGCGGAACCCGTTACTGGCGGAGGTCTTACGGGTGCTGAACTTACCGTCGTCATGGGCGTAGATACGTTTGCCATCACCAATGCAGGCGTGTTTACCGCCAACCCCAGCGGCGGGACGTTTACGCAGGGTTCGACTTCCGGGGCAGGAGCCGGGGCGACGTTCCAGCAGGCCATCCTTGGGCCAAATGCCGTAACCGTCGATACCCCAGGTGTTTACTCGGTTGTTCCGTCGAATCCAGCGGCGCAGGACTCCAGTACCGGGTCTGGCACCGGGGCGACATTCACGCTGACAACGGCTTCGGTCGGCGCGTTCAGCGACGGGGATTGGGTTTATGTCGCCGGTGTTTCCGGCATGACTGAAGTCAACGGACAGGTTTATGTCGTGGCTAATGCAGGGCCGACTTCATTTGAACTGAACGATGTCTATGGGAACAACATCGATACCACAGGATTCGGAACCTATTCTGGTTCCGGCACGGTAGCGCGGATTTACACGGTATCGTCACCGTATTCCGAACAAGACCTAGAATTTTTAAAATTCGCCCAATCCAGAAATACCCTGTCGATTTGCTGCGTCAACCAGGATACTGGAACTGAATATATTCCCTACGATCTGACGCGGGTATCGAATACGGATTGGCAATTCGACGCCTTGGATACGACGCCATCTGTGACGGCACCTACGGCCCTGAGCGGGTCCGCGAGTTCTGCTGGATCGACCAACTACGCCTATCAGATCACGTCGGTAAGCCCCGATGACGGATCGGAGAGCGCAGCATCGGATACCGCGTTCATCGGGAGCGCGGTTAATATCGCGGCCACGGCTGGAAACATCACGTTGACCTGGACTCCGCAATCCGGCATTTCGCAGTACATGGTTTACAAGGCCACGCCACAGTTCAACACGAATCCGCCCGTTGGGGCGTTGTTCGGGTTTGCTGGGTATGCATTTGGTGCACAGTTCATCGATTCCAACATCACCGCTGATTTCACTCAGGTTCCTCCGTTGGCGAAGAACCCGTTCTCTCCGGGGCGCATCCTTGGCGCATCAACGGTTAATCAGGGCAGCGGCTACACCACGGCCACGGTAACAATCAACACGTCAACTGGGTCGGGCGCAGAACTTGACCCGATCATCGTCAGCGGCGGTGTGGTGGCGTTCATCCTCGTCACCGAGGGCAGCGGTTACGCCGCCACCGATACTGTCACCATCGGCGGTGACGGTGTGGGTGCCACGGCGGTTCTTGATATTGGTGCCCAGAGCGGCACCTATCCCGGCGCGGTGACGTATTTTCAGCAGCGCCGCGTCTATGCGTCAACGATCAATGAACCAGACACGTATTTCATGTCGCAGCCCAGCGCGTTCAGTAATTTCGACAGTCGGATACCAAGCATTGATTCCGACGCCATCATCGGTTCTCCGTGGTCGTTGCAGGTCAACGGTATCCAGTGGATGATCCCCATGCCTGGTGGGCTGGTCGTGATGACGGGTGCATCGGCATGGCAACTGACGGGCAACGGCGGTTCGTCGCTGACGCCGCAATCAATTACGCCAAGCGGCCAACAGGCGCAGCAGCAGGCGTTCAATGGCGTCTACGTCCATGTGCCACCGCTCCGGGTGGAAAACGACATCATCTACGTCCAAGCCAGCGGTTCGATTTATCGTAACCTTAGCTACGAAATTTACTCAAACATCTATACCGGGCGCGATTTGACGCTCAATTCTTCGCACCTGTTCAACGGGTTTTTCATGCGCGAAAACGCATGGACCGAGGAACCCTACAAACTGGTGTGGGCGGTTCGAGAGGATGGAATTCTTCTCAGCATGACGTTTGTCAAGTCCGATGAAGTCGCGGGCTGGACGCGCCACGATACATTGGGATATTTTAAATCTGTTTGCACCGTTGTGCAGCCCCCGGAGTCGCATCATGGTGGCACAGATTTTACATATTTCGCGTGCTGGAGGCCGATTGGAGACAACGAGGCATACACCGTTGAGTTAATGAATGATCGGCAGTGGGATACCTTGGATGATGTCTGGGCCGTGGATTGCGGCCTAGCACTGACCCAGACGGAACCAGCGGCGACGTTGACGGTATCGAGCGCAACAGGGCTTGGGGCCATCGATACGGCCACGGTTGATGCCGGAGGCACCGGCTACAGTTCGGCCACTACGGCGACCGTGGTGGATGATAACGGCTCCGGCCCCGGCATAAATGCCGCCCTGACGCTGACCATCGCGGGCGGTGTGATTACGGGTGTCGCGGTTTCCGTGGCTGGAACCGGGTACGTCAATCCGGTGGTGGTCATCGATGATCCGGCTGGATCGGCGGGCGGCTCCGGTGCCACGATTTCGGTGACGTTAGACAATACGGCGACGTTCACGGCTTCGGCCTCGGTGTTCGCGGCGGGGAATGTCGGAGACATCATCAGGACCGGGGGCGGTGTTGCCACGATCACGGCCTACACCAGCGGCACAGAAGTCGATGCCAACATCACGGTTCCGATTATCGACTTGATCCCGAATACGACAACTCCGGCTCCGCAGATTGAGGGGCAGTGGACGATGACGGAACCTGTTTCCACCGTGAGCGGGTTGAATCATTTGATCGGGGCCACGGTGACGGGGCTGGCAGATGGTGTGGTTATTGATCCCGTGGTGGTGCCAGCAACAGGCACGATCACGTTACCACAGGCCAGCACTTCGGTCGTGGTCGGGCTTCCGTTCACGGCGCAGATGCAGAGCGTCTATCTGAACGCCGGAGATTCGCCAACGGTCCAAGGCCAGCGTAAGAAACTTCCAGCCGCAACGGTTCGGGTACAGGCCAGCGCCGGGTTCCAGATCGGGGCGAACCAGCCTGATGGCGCGGCACAGAGTCCGATACGGGTTGCCCCAGAATGGAACGACATGAAGGACGCCCCCATTGAGAGCGAGGCTCCATTTGGGAGTTCGGTGCTACCGCTCTATACAGGCGATCTGAGGGTGCCACTACCGGGCGGGTATGACCGTAAGGGGCAGGTGGCGATCCAACAGACGTTGCCGTTGCCGTTGAACGTATCCGCGATTATCCCAGAGATTTTCCCCGGCGATACGCCGCAGCTAAAGGTTCAAGGCGGTGGTGGAGAATGATTGAGATCGTCGAAGGTAAACCTTGGCACTGTGGGCAGATGGCACGAATCTTGCGGCATGAGCATCAGCGCGAACTGACCCATGCCGGGGTTAATATTCACCGTGAAATAAAGTCCAGTTTCGATGGCTCGTTCTGGCGGCGCGCCGGGTTGATTGATGGCCGTTTAGTTGGGCTTGGTGGCGTCATGGGTTCAGGCATCAATTCGATTGGGTTTGTCTGGATGGCGCTGTCCGATGAAGTCCGCAAACACCCCATTGCAACGGCGCGGATTCTACGTGATCTGCTGGATGAAATCATGGAGACCAGACGTGAACTGGCGACGGTTGTGATCCCCGAAGATGATGCGGCATTGAAACTGGCTGTTTTCTTAGGATTCCATTGCGAACATGACGGTCAAGGCGCTCAGGCGTATAGCCGAATCGGACGGCGCGACTTGGCGAAATATCTCAAAGAAAATCAAGACCTAAGAATGAATAGTGGAAAGGGAACTTGTGTTCCGTTAGGATATAAGAGGAACGAATTGTGAGGGTGCCAAATGGGTCTTGAGTTGACTGCTGCACAGATGATGATGGGGTCGATGGCGATGAGCGCCGTCGGCACCGCCGTATCTGCCATGGGCGCGATGCAGCAAGGTAAGGCCGCATCGGCGGCGGCATCCTATAATGCCCAAGTCGCAGAGAATAACCGTAAAATCGCGGAACAGAACGCCGAATACGCTACACGCGCCGGGATGGCTAGGGCCGAACAGGAATCCCTACAGGGCCGTGCCGCGATGGGTAAAATCCGCGCCGCACAGGCGTCGAGTGGCGTCACCGTTGGATCGGACTCGTTTGCCGATGTCGAGGAAGGTGCGCGGGAAGCGAATGTCCTTGATGTCGCCAACGTCATTCAGAAGGCCCAACTCGAAGCCTATGGCTATCGTAGTCAGGCTGCTGGGTTTGAGGCCGAAGCAGGATTGTCTAAGATGCGCGCCGATTCGGCGGAGTCCGAAGGCACAGCGGGGGCGCTTGGAACGCTGTTATCGGGGGCCGGATCGCTTGGTGGAAAATATGCCATGGCGTCTGGATTTGACGGTTTTGGCGGAAAATCAAGTGGATCAGGATCGCCGCAGAAGGCTGTCGGTGACTTCTATAACTTAGATGTTGGGTGAGTCTTAAATGACCGACATGCCATCACTCGCAATGGGACTTGCCTCGGTTGATCCCGGTGGGGTCAGCAACGCGCCGTCTGCCTATCAACGCCAACAGGCGTCCCCGGAAGATTTCGGCGGCGGTAGCGCGGGCCGTGGCCTCCAGACGTTCGCGGCTGGTCTAGAAAACATGGCGATGGCTGGTTTCAAAGCGGCGGATCATTTCGACACCATTGCGGCAGATGATGCTGAATTGCAGTTCAAGAACCAAGTCAATGCGCTGCTACATGGTGACGCCACGACAGGGGCGACAGGATATACGTCGCTTCAAGGCCGCGCCGCTTTGGATGCGCGCCCAGAGGTTCAAAACAAGATCAAGGCATTGATGGAGCAAACATCTCAGGGGCTTCAAAACGACCGTCAGAAGAACCTGTTTGGGCGCAAAGCCGCCATGTATGGAAGCGATGTAGACCTGCTGATCGGTAGCCATGCCAGCAAGCAGACGACGGCATGGGGTGTGGACTCCAATAAATCCCGTGCGGCTACCAGCATCCATGAGATCGGTGCCAACTGGCAAAATCCAAACATGGTTTATAAGGCGTCCCAAAATTTGACGGACGCCTATACAAAACTGGCTCAACTGACGAAGGGTGCACAACCCGGTGATCCGGTGTGGATGGAGGCCGTGGATAATGCCGCACGGGATTCTTTGGCGACCTACGTTGATGCCATGTCGGTAGAAAACCCAGCGGTGGCGTGGGATGTTATCAACACCCCTGAGAACCGTAAAATTCTTGGTGCATCGTATGACGAAATCGCGAATCCTATTCGTTCTAGATACGACCAAGAGGTTGGTGCAGAGGCTGGAATGGCTGCGATATTCGACCAGCGCCCCGCTCCGATGCAGCGGCAGGGGCAGGAAGTTAAGGGTCTCGTCGAAAAAGGAAACATCGACCTATTTAATCGCCCGCGCGTAAAAAATGAAGACGGCTCAATTAGCACGGTTCGCTCCATTTCCTTCAATGATGGGAAACAAGAAGTTCTTATTCCAACCGTAAGCGATGATGGAAAAATTCTCTCCAATGAGGACGCCATTAAGCTGTACGAAGATACCGGGAACCACCTGGGGAAATTTAACACCCCACAGGAAGCGGATGCTTATGCGGAGCGGCTGCACAAGGAACAGGAGCGTTATTATACCGCTCCCACGGTAGATCAAGTGGCCGATGTTATCTTGCAGCAGGAATCCAGCAACAATGATGATGCGGAGACCAGCGTTGATGGTGCCGTTGGCCCCGGACAGATCACGCCTGATACTTTCAAGATGTACGCCAGAGAAGGCGAAGATATTAAAAATGCAGCAGATAATCGCGCCGTCAGCAAGCGTATCATCGAAGATTACATGGGGCGCTACAATAATGATGCCAGAAGGGCTTTCGTTGGCTACTTCTCTGGTGCTGGTAACGTCGCCGAAACCGGAAGCGAAACTCCTTGGAAGGAAGATCGCGCCGATGGTACTGGAAAACGAGTCTCCGAATACGTCTCCGAAGCTATGGAAAAACTTCAAAAGGCTGGTGTAGATGTGCCGGATGGCGGCATGGTCCTCTCCGCTGGAACTGATAATCAGCCGCAGTCCGTTGGTGAAACGGCGCGCATGGGCCGCGCTGGTGCGTTGCAGCGTCTTGATGCCCGAACCGATTTGAATGCAAACCAAAAAGTCGCAGGCCGCGCCACAATAAAAACATATTATGAAACACAGGCGGCTATTGAGGCCGAAGAAAAACGCGCACAGGTACAGCGCCAATCCGAGTTTACGTCCACATTTGAGATTGAACTAAATCGTGGTCAGAAAAATTACATGGACATTGAATCCGCATGGGCGCGCGGCGACATCAGCGATGCCAATAGGACGCAGTTCACGCTGCTACTGGATAAAAATAGGGAAAAACAGGACTCCGTTACCGGCTCCATAGCGCGGGTTCAGAGTATTTTGAATGATGGCGGCGTCCTCGATCCAAAGACGGATCAGGACAAAAATGACGTTGACCTTCATTTTGAGATGACTTCTCAGGCATGGGGAAAAATTCCGCGTGATGAAGTCGTCAGCCGTAGCGTTCAATACGCCGTCAATGTCGGTATCGTGCCGACACCATTGAGGCAGATCGTGCGAGGTGGCTTGCGGAGCATGGACCCGCAACAGGCAGTTCTCAGTGCCGACATCGTTGGGCAGATGAGAAATTCAAATCCTCAATTGCTGAACGATTTTAACGAACAGGATTTGACGCTGGCGAATCTTATCGGCACCTATACCGAATACGGCATGAAACCACAAGATGCGTTCACCACGGCCCACGAATCCATGAAGGTGACTGATACAGTTCGCAATGCTCGACGTGCTGAGTTTGATCTACAACTTGGGTCGGACACAAAATCACGGGAAGCCAAGGTGCGGTCTTGGCTGGAAGACAAGATGAGTACGGGGTGGTTTACGAACCCAACATTTGATCCCATCATGTCGGCTGAGTTCCAGAACTTGTCTCGTCTGGAATTTGAAAAAACAGGAAACATGGATGCGGCCATGACATTTGCGCTGGATAAAATCAGCAGCACTTGGGGAAGCACAGAAGTCGGTGGATCATCCCGTTACATGAAATATGCGCCGGAGAAATTCTATGGCGTTTTCCCGAACGATCCCGCTTCCGATGCGGAATGGATGAACCAGCAATTGCTGGATGATGTGACCGTCGGTACGTTCGTTGATCCAGAAAATCCGATTACGCTGGAACGGCTTCATCTGACCCCAGACCCAACTAAAATTGGCGCCGATGGGCGTCCGACTTATCAGGTTTCCATCATGGGGAATGATGGCGTCCTTAGTACTATACGGAAACCTGACGGCGCACCTATTTCATGGGTGCCGTCATGGGGAACGTCGAAACAAAGAATTGCCGCTTCGCAACGTGTAACAGAAGAAATCGAATCGTTGAGAGGGGAGCGAAGAGATCAATACGAACGGGTTCCTGAAATGATTCCGGGGAGTGCTCCCTGATGCCGTTCCTTGATGACGCACAGCCAGCGGGGCTGGCCCCGGCAGGAATAGATGAAGTCGATGCGGCTTCCGATCCTTCGTTTGGGTCGTTGTTGGGTGCCGCGTTCCAGAGAGAAAATACGGTTGGTTCGGCCATTACGGCTATTTCAGAAGGCTACGATAACCCATCCACACCATACGATAGTTCGTTCGATCCGTGGTCTGATGTCAAAGGATACGAAGATTATCTTGGCAGCTTCATCGACGCCAACAGCTTTGAAGATGTGGCCCGCGTAAAATCTCGTATTGATAATGAACGGTCCCGCGCTGAGATGCTGCAATCTGGTGGCGCGATGGGAACCGTTGCGGAACTGATTGCTGGTATTGCAGACCCAATCAATCTGATACCCGTTGGTGGCCAGATGATCCGCGTAGGCCGCTTGGGAGAGCGTGCCGTAGCTGGCGCTCTAAGTGTGGGTGCCGTTGCTGGCGGTTCTGGGCTGGCGACCGAGGGTGTTCTACAGGCGACACAGGAAACAAGGACGGCTCAGGAATCGGCGCTGAATGTAGCGGGAAGTGTTCTGTTAGGTGGGGTTCTTGGCGGTGGCGTCGGTGCCGTATTCGGCAAAAGCCCGGATGCTCTGGATACTCTTGCCAAGGGGTTCTTGGATCAGAGCGAAGGTATGGCCGACGATATAGCATCGAATATCCCAAACAGCGGTGGCCCTATTTCTGGAGGCAGTACGGTTGGTGCCAAGAGCGCGTTGCCGACTCTGGAAGAAGAAACAATCGCTGGCCTAGGGAAATTGCCTAAATGGATTCGCAAGACTTCGCCTACCCTGCGGCTGCAAACAAGCCCCGAAGTGGTGTCGCGGATTCAAGGTCAAGAATTGGCTGAGAACCCCCTGATGACCAAGGGTAATCTTGAGGGTAAGGCTTCGCCTGTTGCCATTGAATCCTTAATGAGACAATGGAACTACCCGCTCTATACAGCGTTGGTTGGGGTTGATGATATTTTTGTAAAGTATCGCACAGGAAATGCAGCGAAAATGGGAGACCTTGCGCGCATTAGAGCCGGGGATGTTTTGTCCACTCCAAACGCATTGACACACGATGATTTTCTTAAAGCTGTTGGCCGTGCCATGTGGGAGGATGATGCCTCAGACATAATAGAGGTGGCCGAAGCAGCAAAACTGATGCGTAAAACCGTGTTTGATCCCATGAAAGACAGAGCCATTGAACGTGGCATTCTGGATGCCGATGTGGATTCAAAGGTAGCCGCTTCATACATGATGCGTATGTATAATCACGACAAGATTGTATCGGATGGTAATGGGTTCAGAAAGATCATCACGGACTGGTATGAGTCCGAGCAGGCTATGAAGGCTGAAATTCAGGGGCGTGTGCAGACGATTTCCGATGATATGAGCCGCACCAGAGCCAAAATTGATGGCGGAAAGATTGGAGACCCCGCACGCATCGCAGAACTTGAAAACGAGTATGTCAGACTTAGGGATACTCTGGAAGAACAAGTCTTATCTTGGCAGGGAAAATCATCCGCTGCTGCTAAGGGTGCCGTGAAACGACGGGCGGATTACGACACAAAGCGTAAGGATGCTGCCTTAGCTAAAGGGGAGGAAGGTGAGTTTGGTCGCCTGTCTCAGGCCGACCGCGCCGTCATGGCTGCCGCCAAGCGCATCATGGCAGCGAACACACGTCTGGAACGTGGAGACCTCGATAATATCGCGGCCCAAACCGTAAGCCGCATTCTTGGAACTCCGGCAGGACGGTTGCCATATGATGTTGAAATATCTGCTCCGGGGTTCATGCGTGCATTAGATGATGATACACCTGACCTAAAAGCAAAGCCGCTTAAGGGTATCCAGCTTATGATACCCACCAAGTTAATCGTCGATTATCTTGAAACAGACATTTCAGTATTGGCTAAGGCTTATACGCGAACGATGGCCCCCGATCTTGAAATGGCTGGGCGCGGATGGCTTGATCTGGATTCAAAACTGAAACAGATCGACGATGCCTATTCCAATAAAAAGGCAAAAGCAACCACGCCAGAAGAACAAACAAAATTACATGACCACATGGGCGAAGACATCGAAATGATTAAGGCAATCTGGGAAAGATTGCGGGGAACGTATGCGCTACCTAAAAATCCAGATGGTTTGTTGAGCCGATCATTCGCAGTAGCCCGCGACTTGAATTATCTTCGTCTTCTTGGTCAGCAGACTTTTTCGTCCATTCCTGATATTGGGCATGTTGTGGTTCAGCATGGAATGAGAAATTTTACAAATGGCATTGTTCCAATGATTAAGGATTGGAAAACATATCGTCTTGCCGCAGAGGACGTGAAGACGAGCGGTGAAGGTATTGATATGATTATCAATAGCTATGCCATGAATTTAGGGGAAGTTTTTGACGATTTCGGAAGACATTCAAAATTTGAAAGAGGACTGAAAAAAGCGACCAATGCGTTTGGATACCTCACACTGATTACCCCGTGGAATACGGCGTTGAAACAATTCGTTGGTATCGTTGGACAGACCAGATCGCTGCAAGCCATTGAGAATTTGATAAATGGAACCATTGATAACGCCGAACGAGCGCGCCTTGCTCTATTCGGGATTAACGATGATGATGCGCGTGCAATCTATGGTCAATTTTCAAAGCATGGTGTAAAACATAGCAATATATGGTGGGCGAATACGAATGATTGGACAGACGTAAATGCGGCACGGGTATATCGCGCCGCGATGTCTAAGGAAATAAACAAAGTCATTGTTACTCCGGGTCAGGAGAAACCTTTGCTGCTGTCAACTGAACTTGGAAGAACTGTTATGCAGTTCAGATCATTTTCAATGTCATCAATGCAGCGAGTGACGATGGCTGCAATTCAGCAACGCGATGCTAAGGCTGTAGCAGGCGTTACGATGATGGTTGGTCTAGGTATGCTGGCTTATTATTTGAAGACGCCAAATGAAAAACTTTCCAATGATCCTGCCGTATGGGTTGCTGAGGGAATTGATAGATCAGGTGTAACGGGCTGGTTATTTGATGCCAATAACATGATTGAAAAAGGAACCCGTGGTTCTATTGGCGTAAGCCGTTTGGTTGGTGCCCCGCCGATGAGCCGCTATGCTAGCCGTAATCTTGTGGAGAGTTTTTTGGGACCGACATCAGGGCTTGCTACGGATGCTGCAACGATCATAGGATCGGTGACTTCGGGAGATATAAAGGAATCAGATATGAGGGCCGCGCGCAGAATGTTTCCGCTTCAAAATGCGATTGGATTTAGGCGCGGGTTTGATGCTCTTGAGGAAGGAGCAAATAACGCATTAGGTGTGCCGATGAAGGCCAAGTAAGGAACCAGCCATGAACGAAAACATCTCCGCCCGCTCCATTGCCGATAGCGTCGGACTCCGCGCCGCGCATCAGATATTAACGGTTATCGGGTTGCCGATTATATTGGGGATTTCGGGGTGGACGTTATTGACGACGGTTGAGGCGAATGAGCGGCTGGCGGTTCTGGAAACCTTGAAGCCGAGGATTGATCGGCTGGAGAACATGGCAGATGGGAGGGGTCCGGTTTATCCGATGGCCGATGGGCGCGAACTGGAAAAAGAAGTCGCCATCCTTGGTGGCCGTGTCGGGGCCTTGGAGAGACAGGTTCCGAGGGTTGGGGGGACCATCATGCCGGATAGGGTGACGGCTAAATGACTGATCTAGCGAAATGGAATCCAGCGGATACACCGTCGTTTAGTCGTGAAGAAATGGCCTGCAAGTGCGGGCACTGCGATGGCCGCGCCGATATGGACGCCGACTTCATGGCGAAGCTACAGGCCATGCGCGACCGCAGCGGACCCCTCGCTGTTACCAGCGGGTTCAGGTGCCCCCAACATCCCGAAGAACGCAAGAAATCATCCCCAGGTTCCCATGCCCAAGGCAAAGCCGCCGATCTAAGCGTCTTGGCTGGAGCAAAGAGGTATGTTATCCTAAATCTTGCATTTGAGGTCGGGATGCGGGGGGTCGGTATCGGGGAAACCTTCATCCATCTTGATTCCGGCCACGACCACGCCCCACGCCCCGCAGTATGGAGATACCCATGAACTCAAAATTGATGGCCCCTGGCACCGGCGGCGCGTCTGCTGTTTTATTGATTTGGTGGTTGAGCAGCGAATTTGGAATCCAAGCCACGGCGGAACAAACCGCTGCGCTGGCGACGGGCCTATCCGTGGTGTACGGGTTCTTCGATGAAATCGTAGCCGCGTTCAAGGATGTTATCTTGGCGGCACTGAAATCGAAACGTGATGCTGTGGCCGATAAAGAAGGAAGCACCACATGAATATGACGAATGGTGGTGGCGGTGGGTTCGTGGTGCTGGCAGCGGCGGCGCTGTTACTCGGCGGCTGCGCCCAGAACGATGCTGGCCTAACCAGGGCCAAGGTGACGTGGTGCGACGGTCATATCTGTGGTGCCGAAATCATCGACGGCAAGGAGAAAGCCGTCGTCGGCCTAAAGGTAGCGTTCCCTGATGGTGCCGTCGTGGAGTATTCGGCCACCGATGTTAAGGCGTTCCGTGCATTTGAAATCCGGGGAGCCGTGGAAAACGCGCTGATCGAAACCACGGGTAAGGCTGTTCCCGAAGTCGTCAGCGCCGTTACGCGGGCCGTGCTGGGGGTTGCAGGGCTGGAGGCCATCACTGGTGCCGTCGGTGCCAAGGCGGCGCTACAGGGTGCTCAGATCAAGGCCGACACGGCATTGGAAGGTGCCCGTATCCAAGCCGGGGCGGCGGCGCGGAAACCGTAACGGTTATTCGTGGTGTCGTAGCGCGGCGCGGTATCTGTACAAGAAATGATCCATGATACCACCCGGATTGTCGGGGTGGGATAGACGTATTTCGTCGCCGACATGACGGTAACGCAGGATCAAGAGAGCACTCGGCGGAACATGCGGAACCGGATCGTGGCCGTTGACGTACCGCTCCACGGGGAACCTGCACCGATTAGCCAAGGCCGAGAACCCGGCGCGCGGCGATCCAAACGTAATCAGTTTGACGACGTTGACCCCAGCAGTTTTTAATAACGCAGCCAAGATGGTGGCCTCGGCAGCACCCTTGGAGTGGCCGCAGACGATGACACGTTCGGCGGCGTATACCCGTTGAAGGATGGCTGGATAGGCGGCACGGGCGGACTTGAAGAACCCGATGTGGCAGAAACATTTCAGTTCAGCGGAGCGCCACGGTAGCGTGCGGAGGTTCCTGACCCAATCCTCGGCCTCGTCGGAGCCGCCGATGGCGACGTACCGGGTGCCGTCAACATCTTGAACCGCGCACTCCAAGTCTCCGATCTCGATAGGTTTAATTTCCGCGTCGTAGACGGATTGAATTAAATCGGCGGCGGTTTCTGCTTCGTCGGTCATGGCATATTGTACCATAACGGGATAATAAAAAAAGGTGTTGACGTAATGCACCGTATCGGTAATCATCGTGATATAGAACTCAGGATAATAAATGACAAAACAGATGTTCACCGATGATCTCGACTCCGACCCCGCATATTCACGGGCGGCATTCGATTTCTACCCGACGCCGCAGAGCATCATCAAGGTGCTGTTATCGCGCTGGCGTCCAATGCGCGGCCTCGTATGGGAGCCATGCTCAGGGGATGGCCGCTTCGTTGAAGCCCTGCGCGGTGCTGGTATCGAAGTCGTCCACGGCGACATCCAGACCGGGGACAATTTTTTTACCACATCGAAGGCACCGGCACCCGTAATCGTGACGAACCCACCGTTTCAGCATATCAGGAAGTTCATCGACCACGCCTTTGCCATTGGCGTACAGGAGATGGCCTTGGTCGGACCGGAGCGATTATGGGCATCCCGTGTTGGCCGTTGCCAGTTCGAGCGCCACCGTCCCTCGGTCTGGGCCAACATGGACTGGCGCGAAGATTATCTTGGTAAGGGCGGTTCGCCGGATCGCGCCCTAGCCGTCGGCATCTGGGGCAGCCCATGTGCGGCGACGTGTGAATTTCAGGTCTGGCCTAAGCCGGATGGGCATCCGGGATTGTTTGATTAATTTGGAGGGTCAGTGATGAGCAAGAAGATTGAGACGCCTGATAAAATAGAACCTCCTGTGTTGGACCACCAAATAATTATTGGTAAGTGCGGGATACTAATCAGTGAATCCGATCTGCGCCGTATAGAAGAACTTGTTGTTGATACGGATAACAAATTAACGGAACTTTTGGTGCAGCCGCTTATTGGCAGGGCGCTCTCAATTATACGCCGCAGGGAATTACTAAAATCGGAGCAAACGAAATGAGCGACCTTGTAAGTCGTTTAACAAAAAGCAACCAGACAGAAAGTTCGCACGAACTTGCTTTCCGCTGCCGGGAAGCAGCTATCGAAATTTGTCATTCCCAAGTACTCAACACAACTCTGCTGGAGGCATTAGAAGTGTTGAGCGCGGCCACCGGCTACATAGACGACGACGAAGTATTTAACATACGCTGCGGAATCGCCGCATCCGCCATAGCCCACGCTAAGGAAGACAAGAAATGAAAACCAGAAGCGAAAACTTGGCGGACATCTTGAACGACATCGTTGATGCCATCATTGAAAATGGAGCCTACGATACCGGGATTGTCCCGATGTGGGATGCCGACGATAAATTCTCGGACTGCCACATCATGCTGAACGCCGGGGATACATATCGTAAAGTGTTCCCCCTAAAAACGGCGGAGATTTTCGCCGTGGCATTTGAAGAAATGGGCGCCATCCAAGACGGTGCAGATAACAACGATGCGAAGAACCTCGCCGCCAATCTGCTGGAGGTTATCGCGGCGGCCAAGGAAATGATCGAGCGCCGCCCGACGATGGAACAGGTTAAAGAGGAACACGCCCAGAAATATCTGGCGACGTTGAATTGAGGAAAACATGGCAATGCTTGAGACATTTATCAGCGAGCGAGAGGCCAAGCGTCGGTATGCTCCGCGCTATGGCGTACATTCAAACATCATTTCCGGGGCATTGATAGCGGGAGTGCTGCTGGTCTGGTTGGAGAGGGTGCTAAAATGAAACGCACGATTGAGGGGGTTATCAATGTTTGATTTTCTAAAGAGATTTCGCAAGCGTTCATACGCAGATGTGAAACTGGAACTAGAAGTACGCGCCGCGCTGCAAGCCGCCGAAGCTGCTGTTATGGTGTACTCCGGGCTGGTCAAGGTTCCTGATTGGGCGCGGGGAGTTACGCACTTCCATGAAGGCCGTGTTAAGCCCGCATCGTGGGGGCCGAACATCGTCAAGATCGGGTTCAATTGCGGGCATACGTTTTATCAGGAGGTGACGCGGTGATATACCAGACGGCCTCGGTTCACTCACACCAAGACGAAACGGCATTATAATATCCGTTGTCCGGGTCTTCCAATATCATCGGTGATGCCCGGTTTAGGTCGCGCATCGCCTCGGCGCATAGAGCGGCGGGGATTTGAATACGTTCGACGAGCCCGCTGAAATTCTGCCCCGGCGTGACAAATGCCCAGATGATAACCAGTGTTTTCATTTGCTGTCTCCAGAAAATTGTTTGGACGGACGGGAGCGAACCCCACCTTACGCTGCCAGACATAACCGCATTGAGACTATGACGTTGACAATCAATTGGCTTCAACGAGTCCTAACGCTTACGGCGCCCGCTTATATTTTATTTCATAACCATTATGCAATCAAACAAAAACCCGCGCCATATTTCAGACGCGGGTTTCGTTGTGGTCTGAGCGGCTGGATTTGAACCAACGGCCTCCTGCACCCAAGGCAGGCGATCTACCAGACTGATCTACGCTCAGGATGTTGGCGGGATTATCGCCCCGCCATCTGGACCGTGCATGGGGCACGAATCCGCCGCATCTTTACTTTTTAGGCCCAACTGTATTCATGCGGATATCCGGGCCACTCCGCGCGGTATTAAATCGGGATTTCGTCGTCGCCAACGGGTCCGCCAACCGAGCCGTCAACTCCATCCCCAGCGCAACCGACGCCACCATAGACTTCGCCTGTTTCACCGTCAATAATCTCTCCGTTTCCGGGGCCGTCATACAGCGGCGGTTCTTCGGCAGCAGGCGGCGGCGGCGTTTTCTTGGCAGCCACAGCGGCTTGGGCGCGGCTCTGGCGCTTCTTCGGCTGCTCCGGTTCAGGCTCAGGCGTTACGTCGCGCATCTCAGGTGCCGTGCGCGGTGCTTGCTGCTGCCCGACGCCAACCACTTCCTCGTCATGATGGTCATCGCCGAATAAGCCATCAATATCCGTGGACATCGGGAGACGCTTGGACAGGCGCCTAAGAACGGTTTTCTCGGCCATCTGGTCCCACCATTGAACCCAAGGTCCACTCGACTTGGCGCGGCTCACATTGCGGACCTTCTCGATTTCGGCCTTGGTCATAACAGACACATAGAGGGCGCCATCGGTCAGTTTTGCCATAGCAAATGCGCCAATGATCTGGCCTCGATCAGCGAACATATCTGGACGGTAGTCGATGTGTTCTCCGTCGCTGTCGATCCAATAATTGAATTTTCCTTCCTTCACGTCTTTTTCGTAGATAATCTGAGTCGCAATGCTCGATAACTCGCCACTGTTGCGGAGTTTTTTCAGGACACCGGCAATCATCGGCATGTACTGGACCTGATCTCCGAACGTCACCAGCGCGGCTTCGCGACCATCGGGGAGCAAGCCGTCTTGAGCGGCCTTGGTACAGGATGCGTAGAGAGAGGTGCGATTTGCCTTGAGCAGGTTTGGGTTGGTCTGAATCGCGGTGCAGGCGACACGGATGAATTTCTCCGGCTTGATATGCGCCGGAAGTGCGGCCTGAAACTGCGATTCCATCTTGGTAAGGGAGTGCCTAATTTCCTCGAATGGGGTGATCTGTTTGGCTGTGGTATTCATGGTTCCTCCTAAGTGTTAGATATCGGTTAATCGGTTGTGGTCAGGCGTCACGCGGCGAGTTAATCGGCGGCGTCCGCAGGGGGTTTCGGTTTCTTCAACGTGACGCGGAACCCGCGATACGGTTTGCGGGTGTATGCGATTTCTGCTTCGGCAACCATTCCGGCGCTGATGGAGCCGCCTTCCCATGTGACCTTTTCGGCATCCCCGATTTCGGTGAGGATTTCTGCTTTCAGGGCATCACGTTTGGTTTCCAGTTCTTTTATCGCGCGGCCCAGATTGGCCTGTTCAACGGCCAAGGCGGAGACGTGATCGCTGGCCTCGACGAGTTTACCGGATTCGGCGAACCCGTGAAGTCTGAAAATAACCTCGGCATCACGCTCGAAATTCGGAACCGGTTCTTCACCGGCATCAACGCTGCGCCAGAACTCGGTGATCGCCTGTTTAATGGCGTCCTGTACCACTGGGTCAGGGGTGCGCTCCGATAACAGGATACGATTGCCGCCGACGAGGGCTGCAAGATAACATTTATCAACACCGGACACCAACATCTGATGCTGAATCTGCATCTCGATATGGACCGGTGCTTCGATGTAATCATCGGTGCCGTCTCGTTCGACGATCCAGCCTTCCTTGGCGATCCAGTGATCGACGTTCTTGATTTCGAGCAGGGCCGTGGGGCGCAGACGGTAGCCGTCGCACGCACACTCAGCGCCGGGGCGACAGGCACCCTCCTCATGGATGTGGTCTGATTTCGGATGGCCGCAGACGCAGGTTTCGTGTTCGTCTCCGATGCAGAAATCGAAACTCGACCCGGCCCGCAGATCGCCGAGGATGGCGAACTCGTCCATGCGGAGGACCTTCCAGCCGTTGTCCTCGGCAACACCCATGGCAATGGCGTCTTGCAGCCGCGTCCCCCAACGGGTGCGCTCCGATTCCTCGAACGCCGAATCGAGGCGACCAGCCTTGCGGTGCCAGAGTTCAAACGCCGTCATATACGGCGACTGATCGAACAGCGCCGCGACTTCGGTTGATGTCAGTACCGTAGTTCTCAGATCGAGCCAGTGGGCCTCGTCGCGGGGGGTGATGAATTTTATGTTCTCGGTCACTCGATTGTCCTCCACGACAAATTACGGTAATTTATATGTTCCGCTGCTGCTCGGAGATAAATGAATAAATCTTTGGTCATCAGCCTCATTTTCTCCATTGCTGTATTTTCTGTCAGCACAAATTACGCATTCAGACTCAGGCACACCATACAGGACACGAAGCTGCGCTGCTGAAATGTAATGCACGTCACCGTCATATCGGCTTATCACATGGCCTGGATGGAGCATGTATTTTTTCATCTCAACGGGTTCCTCCAAACAAATTTCACGATCACTATATATACCGTCTTGACGGTTGTCAATATGCACCGTATGATTGGGCCAGATATTTTTTCAGGAGGAACCCCATGCCGAAGAAACCCACCCGTACACGACACCTGACACCACCGGAATACGTCATCGACTTCCTCGGCGGCCCCCGCGCCACGGGGCGCTTCGTTGGCCGCTGTCATTCATCGGTTATCAGGTGGCGGAAGATGGGTGTCATACCGCCGGATTCGCAGATACTTATTTTGACCGAGGCCACGAAACAGGGATGGGACATCACCGCCTCCGATTTGATCCTTGGCCGCGACGTGCCGGTGGAGTGACGCCATGAAACTCCCCACCCGTATAACCGCATTTATGCGGGATCGCCTGCTGCGTATCGCCGACCGCCGCGAACCGGACTGGATTATCGGGGCCGAGACTCCGGTGCCTTACTTAAAAAGATGGTGGCTGATTCCACGGAATAGATTCCTCAACATTTATCTCCACCACTTCCAGCGCAGCGACGACACCTTTGAACTGCACGACCATCCTTGGGCAAATATGTCCGTGGTGCTGTCCGGTGGGTACGTTGAGGTTATGCCGTGGCCCAGCACTCCGGCTCCCTACGACGCGCCGCCATTTCGTATCAACCGCGTTGCTGGAGATGTCGTGATTCGGACGGCTGCGGAGCCGCATCGGGTGGAAACATACCTTTACCTAGACGCCTGGACCCTGTTCATCACCGGGCCGCACGTCCGCGAGTGGGGGTTCTGGACCAAGGCTGGCTGGAAGCACTGGCGCGACTTCGTAGGGGGCGTTGAATGACCGTGAATCTGCACCCATTTCAGGCCGACATCATAAACGAGGTCCGATCAGGTATGAAAGCCGGGATTCGTGCTCAATGTATTGTTGCGCCGACAGGGTCGGGAAAGTGCCTTGGAAAAGGAACTCCCGTGATGATGTCCGATGGGAAAATCGTGCCCGTGGAAGAAATCAGGAACGGCGACTTGGTGATGGGGCCAGATAGCACACCAAGAACTGTGAAGGGAGTCACCAAAGGGGTTGGTCCGCTTTTCAAGATTACCCCTGTCAAAGGCGATTCCTATATCGTCAACGATGCCCATATTCTCAGCTTAAAACGTACTGCTGAGAAGGCCGGAGACACGCGCAAAGGAACTATTGTTAATATTTGTGTTCGTGATTTTTATGAAACTAACACTTGGTTTCGGCACGTTCACAAAGGATGGCGGGCTCCGATTAATTTTCAAGGCGAATGCGATCTTCCTATAGACCCATATTTTCTTGGCCTCTGGCTTGGTGATGGAACGTCTAGGACAACAGAAATAACCACTGGCGATAAAGAGATTGTGGAATGGATATGCGGACATGCAGAACGTATCGGTATGCGGATTAGTTTTCGTGAGCAACGCGGAAATTGCATTGGAGTTAATACGGTTAGTCAAATGGATAAACCACGTTCTTCATCTTTGCAGGCGTTGATGCGATCGCACAATCTGTTGGGAAATAAACACATACCACATATTTATAAGACAGCATCACGCGCAAACCGCCAAATTCTACTAGCAGGAATGTTGGATTCTGATGGGTATCTGTCTAAGGGTGGCTTTGAAGTCACATTTAAGGTAGAGAAACTCTTTGATGATCTTTTGTTTCTTGCGCGATCACTTGGTTTTGCTGCATATAAAAAAGAAACGCAAAAAACATGCACCAATACCAATGCAACTGGAACCTATTATCGGTGCTATATCACCGGAGATTTTTCAGAGATTCCGTTTTTGCGTAAGCGCCATTTAAATATTCCACTGCGCGCACAAAAAAAAGACCATCTGGTAACTGGGTTAAAGGCTGAACCAGTCGGATTGGGAGAATATTTTGGGTTTGAGTTAGAGGGGCCAGATCGTTTATTTCTTCTCGGTGATTTCACGGTAACTCACAATACCGTGATGACGGCCAACATGCTCGGCACCGCAGCAGAACGCGGGACGCCATCGCTCTTTTGCGTACATAGACGTGAGTTGCTTTCGCAGAGTACGAACACATTTAATTTCGGAGGCATCCCCCACGGCATAATCGCTCCAGGGTTTGCTCCAGACTCCATCCATCCGATACAGATCGGTTCGATACAGACGCTATCACGGCGACGGGACAGGCTGCGGAGGCCGAAGCTGATCGTTATTGATGAAGCCCATCACTTGGCGGCGAAGACATGGGAAGCACTGATACAGGCATTCCCAGACGCATGGCTGATCGGGCTGACGGCGACACCGGAACGGACGGATGGTAAGGGGCTTGGTAAATATTTCCAGCGCATCATTCAGGGGCCATCTGTGCGCTGGCTGATCGACAATAATTATTTGTCCCCATACACACTGTACGCACCGGGCGCACCTGATCTCAGAAAGGCCCATACCCGCATGGGCGATTATGTTCAAGCCGAACTCGCCGCCGAAATGGACAAGCCCACTGTGACCGGAGACATGATCCGGCATTATCAGAAACATGCCGCCGGAAAACGCGCCATCCTGCGGGCGGTTTCGGTTGAACATTCAAAACATATTGCGGCTCAGTTCTGCGCCGCCGGGATCGTTGCGGTTCATGTTGACGGCGACACCCCGACTAACGAACGCGAATCGGCGATGGAGAATTTTCGCGCCGGTAACATAAAGGTCTTGACAAACGTAGATTTATTTTCCGAAGGAGTCGATGTTCCAACCGTGGAGTGCGTCATCGACGGCAGACCGACGCAATCGCTGACGCTGTGGCTTCAATTCTGTGGACGGGCGCTGCGGTACATTCCGGGGAAGACCGCGATCATTCTGGACCACGCCGGGAACGTGCAGCGCCACGGCCTACCCGACGAGGAACGGGTGTGGTCGCTTGAAGGTCGTGAGGGGCGTCAGAAAAAAGGTGCAGCCTCACAGGTAAAGCTTAAACTCTGTCCGGGCTGTTACGCCGCCCAACGACCGGGCGGTTCGGTGTGCCGGTTCTGCGGCACCCCGTTTGTCGTCGAAGGCCGCGCCGTGGATTACGTCGAAGGCGAGTTGCAGCAGATTGATCCAGCCGTATTTAAGCGCCAACACGTCGATGCGTTTAAGGCAAGTCTTGGTGCTGGGATGCAGCCCGTCGAGGCAGCCTACGATTTAGCGAATCGGCTGGGCGGAAACGTCGAGGAACTTGAATACCTGTTGAGGATGGCGAAGAAGACGAATAAGAAACCGTCTTGGGCGGCGCACGTCTTCGTCGCCAAGATGCAGAAACGAAACGCGAAGAAGGAAGGGAGAGTGTGATGAGTGACGAGTTAGATAGACTGTTCGACGAATACGCCACGACGGAGGGGCTACGCTCGTTCGTCCGTGAGAGCAACCGTATCGAGGGCATCCTGCGCGAACCGACGCCGCAGGAAATCGCGGCGCATGAACGTCTGTTGTCGCGGACGCAGATCACGGTTCTGACGCTGACTGAATTTGTTGCCGTCGTCGCCCCCGGAAAACCGTTGCGTGATAAACTCGGAATGAACTGCCGAGTCGGGAAGCATACGCCGCCGTTGGGTGGTAACGAAGTCGTTCATCGTCTGAGGGAAATTCTTTGGAACGTCAACAACGCCGGGATGACACCGTGGGAAATCCACTGCCTCTATGAAACGCTGCATCCATTCATGGATGGTAATGGCCGTTCCGGTCGTGCGCTGTGGCTCTGGATGATGGGCGGCCCTGAGAACGTGCCGCTGGGGTTCCTGCATACGTTTTATTATCAGACGCTGGATAACAGCGACGGGAGGAAGTGATGGATATTGTTGAACGACTGAGAAGTATGGCTGCTGTAGAAACGTCTGCGTTGTATTCGCAACGCAAGACCTTGAATGAAGCTGCCGACATGATCGATATTCTGCGCGAAAAAAATGATCGTGTCGTTGGTTACTACAATAAAGCTGCCAAGCGTCTCAACGAATTGGACGACGTTCTTTGGGGTGAAATCCCCGTTCTGGAACCATCTACAACCGAGACGGACTGACGCCATGAAAGAATCCGACATCTCCCGCGCCATCCAGATCGAGGCGACGAAACAGGGCTACCGTTTTTTCCGGCAGAACGTAGGCATGGGCTGGACCGGGGACATCGTGGCTAAGAACGCGCATCGAATCGTGATGGAAAATTACTATCCCCTACGCGCCGGTCTCTGCACCGGGTCAGGCGATCAAATCGGATGGGTGCCGACGATTATCCGCGACGTTCCGGTGGCATTGTTTGGGTCCATCGAGGTCAAGACCGCCCGTGGGAGGGTGAGTGCGGAGCAACAGAACTTCATGGAACAGGTCAATGCGGCACATGGAATCGGCATCATCGCCAGATCGCCGGACGAGGCTATGGAGAAAATCGCCGCAGCCATCGCTGCCATGAATACGTGACGGTTTCCGCGCTGCGCTGAATACATGAATTTTTTCTCAATGCCATCGCCGCGATAACGGTGTAGGTTTGGAGTTTCGGGGAGGGACCGTGGCAAAATTACTGAACTCATATTGGGTTGGCGTTGCCACCGCGCTACGGGTGCGGCATGGCTGATAATCCAAAATACGATGATAAATTCATCGCCGACCTCAAGGCCAGGGTTTCGCTGGCCGGGTTGATTGGCTCCCATGTCTCGCTGTCCAAGGACGGTGCGCACCTTAATGGGCTGTGTCCGTTTCATAAGGAAAAAACTCCTAGTTTTACCGTATATGATGACCATTACAGATGCTATGGGTGCGGCGCACACGGCGACCACATCGAATGGCTGCAACAGGCCGAACGCCTTACGTTCCCGCAAGCCGTGGAGAAACTCTCCGGCATGGCCGGGATGACGGCTCCATCGGGGACTCCACCACGCGCCCGCGCCCCGGAGCCGACCATCGGGCGGCCACCGGAGAATACGCCGCCGCCTAGCTGTATCCTGAACGGTGCCAAACCAACCATCCTGACCCCGTATCGTGATGCCCACGGGCTGGCGCTGTTCTACGTCGCCCGTCACGACACCGATAATGGTAAAATCATCCGTCCATGGTCATGGGATGTCGAGAAACGGGCATGGGCCAGCGCCGGATACCCGTACCCGCGCCCCGTCGTCGGGCTGCCGCAGATCATGGGGGAGCCGGAGAAACCGATCTTGCTCGTCGAGGGTGAGAAGACCCGTGATGCCGCGATGAAGATTGTTGGCCGCGTCTATCATGTGACAACATGGTGCGGCGGCGCCCAAGCCATCAAGAAAACTGATTTCTCGACTCTGTTTAGACGCAAGATACTGATATGGCCGGATGCCGACCGTCACCTGATTAAGACCGAAGCCGATGCCGAGAAACATGGCCTAAAAATCGGCGACATCTTGCCCTACGATTACCAGCCCGGTCCATCGGCGATGCGCCAGATCGCGGCGATACTGGGGCCGCAGTGCCCCGATATTAAAATGCTCGATGTCGGAATCGATACCAACCGCGCCGACGGTTGGGATGCAGCCGACGCCCTATCCGATGGCATGGACTGGACGAAATTCGTGGCCTGGGCCAAGCCCTTGGCAAAGCCGTGGAAGGGTGCGGAAGTCGTAAACCTGGGACAGGAGCGCGAGGAGCGGAAGAAGGCTGCTGGGGCGACTGGTGATGGACCCGATGCGCCGCGATATGAGCGTGCGGGTGGACGTGCCGTCACGCTCGAAGCCAAATGGGATGAAACCGGACTGCAACTCAACACCACTGGAACCCCCGTAGCCAATATGGATAACGCTGTCCGAGTCCTCGAACGATGGCCGGATTTTAAAGACGCCTTCTGGTACGACGAGTTTTCTAACCGTGTCTATACGACATGGGATTGCGATGAAAAAGAATGGGACGACCATGATACTCTGAGGTTGACGCTGTTCCTGCAACGCGATTTTGGAATCCGCCTTCTCAAGGACAGTGCCGCGAACGCCGCCATGGTTCTGATGGCGAAGAAAAATACCATCAACGCTCCGAGGGCTTGGATGGAGTCCCTGACATGGGATGGCGAGGACAGGATCAGATATTTTTTCATGGAAGCCCTTGGCGCCGAAGAATCAGAATACTCGGCTATGGCATCCATGAATTTCTGGATCAGTTTAGCGGCCCGTATATTTGAACCCGGATGCAAAGCAGACAACATGGTCATCCTCGAAGGTATGCAGGGCATCCAGAAATCAAGCGCCCTGTTTGAAATCGGTGGAGACTGGTTCGCAGAATCCGGCACCTCGATCACGGACAAAGATTTTTTCCAGCAGCTTCCGGGCAAGATGCTTATCGAAATCGCTGAACTAGACTCGTTTTCCAAGGCCGACCACAAACGAATCAAAGGCGTCTTATCGCGCCGGGTGGATCGCTACCGTCCGAGTTATGGTAGATATTCCATGGATTTTTTGAGGCAGTGTATTTTTGTTGGCTCCACCAACGAACACAAATATCTCGAAGACGCCACCGGGGGGCGCAGGTTTTTTCCGATCCGGTGCGGGAAAATTGATCTGGAAATGATTAAACGAAACCGTGCCCAGCTATTCGCCGAAGCCGTGGCGCGGTTCAAGCGCGGCGAGTCATGGTGGGAAATGCCCGTGGAGCAAACCAAGGCCATCCAAGAATCGCGCCGCGAAAAAGACGAATGGGAGTCCTTGATCTCAAACCATATGTCGATGCAGACATCATCGTTTATCACGATGTCGGATATTGCCCGTGACGCCTTGGGGTTGAAACCGGAGCGCCTCGACAAACCGACGCAGCGCCGTATCGCTCAGGCCATCCGTGGTGCCGGATGGGTTTCAGATACCGGAGGCCGCTGGACACGGGAACAGAAATAGAAACGCGGCCCCATCGTTAAACGGGGCCGCGTCGGTTACGTGTCTGAGTGCGCGCGATTAGTCTTCAACCCGGCGCCATCCCTGCGGGGTGTGTTCACGCTGGCGGCGAATTTCATAATTCCCGGGACTAAACATGATCGGTGCATGGGTGTCGTGAGGGCGGAGGTGGGTGATCTGCGTCGGTTCCTTGACCGCGATATATGACACCATCCCGCCACGATCACCGTCTGGAATAAACCGACGGACGCGATCTGCACGCATGACGTGGTGATGTCCGGTTTCAGAATGCGTGATGATGTGGTTTCCTTGGTTGGTTTTCTGCTCCGAAAACCCATCAATTGGCGGATCGCCCACACGCAGGAAATAAACGTCTCCTTGTGCGGCAGCTTTTTTGAATGTCTTCATGTTCTTACCTCCGGTTTAATAAATTCAGTTACGTCGTCAAATCCATAAGTCCAAGCATTAGCCTGGAGCGCCGTAGTCATTTCAGGTGGCACCGGCAGCGCGAACTCACGGCCAGTTCCGCACAAAACACGCAGAAACTTTTCGCGGCCACTGTCGGGAAGCGTGACCTCGATAAGTTCTCCAACCATAGGGTCATCGTCCTTATCGACGGTTTTTGCATCAAGCCGGGACAGGATGTTTGCCCACCCCAGAATCTCACATGCGGCACGGCGCTGTTCAATGTTTTCCCATTGTAGCGCGATCTCCGGCGTCAGAGAAGCCTTGTCCTCGATCCATTCACCGGGGATACGGACCCCGCGCCATGAAAATAGCGAATAGCCGTCGCGGTAACAAACAGCCGGACCTGTTTCGCAGTGTAGAACAGATGCATCATCAATTTTGATGATCTCTGGCCTATCCGTGATAATGCAAAATTTTTCAAACGGATAAACGAACCCGCAAGATTTAACGATCTCGCAGTGATCGAAAAGGGCGGCTTCGGACTTGTCATCGTAAGCGGCGCCGAGGCGTCTGCCAGTTTCGTAAAAACCCCAATATCCGGCGTCCCATGACCCATAATTCCACGTACCCGTAAAGCATAATTGCTGGTCCCCAAGCTGGCCCCAAAGCTGGTCCCGAAGCTGGTCCCCAAGCTGGTCCCGAAGCTGGTCCCAAAGCTGGTCCGGAAGCTGGTCCCAAAGCTGGTCCCCAAGCTGGTCCCCAAGCTGGTCCCCAAGCTGGCCCCAAAGCTGGTCCCGAAGCTGGTCCCCAAGCTGGCCCCCAAGCTGGCCCCCAAGCTGGCCCCGAAGCTGGTCCCCAAGCTGGTCCCGAAGCTGGTCCCGAAGCTGGTCCCCAAGCTGGCCCCAAAGCTGGTCCCCAAGCTGGTCCCAAAGCTGGTCCCAAAGCTGGCCCCGAAGCTGGCCCCCAAGCTGGTCCCCAAGCTGGCCCCCAAGCTGGCCCCCAAGCTGGCGCCCAAGCTGGTCCCCAAGCTGGTCCCGAAGCTGGTCCCAAAGCTGGTCCGGAAGCTGGTCCTTCATCTCCGGCCAAGCTTTAACGAGCAGGTTGATGTAAAGTTCCGCAGCCATCGGCGACGGCAGCCGCACAAAATACGGACGAGCACGCCCGATCCGGGTATATAAATTTTCGATGGCGCGGGCGGCCAGTTCAAAATTGGCCGGTTCCGTTGAATATCCGACCCGGCGCCAATCTTTATGGGCTTGGTCGATTGTCCTCTGGCGCTCTGGCGTTAAATGTAATTTTTTCATCTCAGTCTCCCGTGGTTTTTATTTCGGCTTCGGCGCGGGCGTCATATCAACACGCCCTGCTCCCGCTTAATCTTCCCGGACTCGGCAATCTTAAACCCCCAGCGGTATTCGGATAACAGATCGGGCCGCGCCGCGATTTCATGGGGGACGGCCACAACGGGTAGCCCAAGCGCGGCGGCATCAACACCAGCCATCATCGCCAAAGTCATGGCCTCGGCACGGTTTCCGGCACAGAACTCGGCGACGGACTCGGCGACACGCTGGCGGTGCCATTCCGGGGGGACGTGGAGGGGGCGGGTCGAGTGGGTCATCACACTCTCCCGGCCAGTTCGAGAGATGAAACCGAACGCTCGTAATCGGCCTCATCGGCTTCATCTCTGCGACGTTCGTCGGCCAACTCTTGGCCGTGGTTTTCCAAATCCAGCATGATCGGCACCGCGTCTCGGATCATGACGGTGTAGAGATAGCCGTTTTCAAGCGCCATTTCGGCGGCTTCGTCAATGTCGCTGAATTGCAGCGGTTCACCATCATCATATATGTTGATGAACGTATCCGCCCCCAGCTTGCGGGTCATTAAGTACGCGGCGGCGCCCTGTCTGATTACGTGCCCCATATTTGATCTCCCGTGGTTACTCAGCCACACTACCATAACGCTGCATTACGTCAACCAAGTGTATATTCCTTATGAATACCGTAACTGCGCCCTCAGTTTCTCAACGCGCAGGACCAGCGCAGGATCGCGCTCCATGCGGATTTCAGTGGCCTTGATGCCGTGGATGACACTGGTATGGTTTACGCGGGCCAGTGCCCGTGCGATTCTCGGAAACGATGCGCCGGTCTCGGATCGGGCCAGATACATGGCGACATGCCGCGCCCTGACAATATCGGCACGCCGCGACAGTCCTCTGAGGTCGGCCTCGGAGACATTAAATTCCAAGGCCACGGCGGAGCGAACGGCTGCTAGGGTGGTCATTTCGCGCGATCCGCGATCATGGCGTCTGCGATTTCGTAAGACCACATCGCGGCTACGGCGGCATCTATTTTTTCGTTTGGAGGATATGACGCCATAAACCCCGCCAACGCCTGACCAGCGAACCAGTCGCGTAGGCTCATCCCGGACTGTACGTTCTCACCAACGCTGGTACGATGCACGCGGCCATGCGCGGGATGGTCAATATATGGGTCATATTGCAATGGGAACGCTGATCCACCGTCGTCTTTATCTGTCATTTCCGTTCACTCCCCGCGATAAACTCGCGTTCCAAATCACACATATTGTTGGGGTTGATGTTCTCGACAACGATGGAGTTTAACTGATCCAACGTCGCGGCGTTTAGCCTGTTCATTTTCACCAAGGCCAGCGCGGCCAGTAGCGCCTTGTCAGCAGATACAGCGCGATCCCGAAGCGACTGCATGGCGTCGGCATGACCGTCTGTGACGGCCTGTAGGGCAATTTCAGGGTATGTTTTTGATAGCGCCCTGATTTCGCCATAGGCGCGGCGTTCAGCTTCATTCATTTTCGTTCACTCCTATGCTGCTTCAAATACCCCCACGCCAACCGGCGCTGGCTTACCGTGCTCGGCACCCGACAAAACACGATGTCGAGCGCGGTGGTGCGCCACAATAAACGGGCGGCTTCCAGCCCACGGCTGGTTTTTTCGGTATTCATCGTTATTCCCTCCTAGTATTTTGCCCTAGACACCCCATGGATTACCCCCAGAACAGGGCATAAGCCAGCCAGGACGCGGTAACAAAAAACGCCCCCATCAGGGCGCATCCGACTCCGACGCCCCAGCGCACCCATGCCGACGGGTTGAGGTCGTCGTCGATCCGTTTGAATAGGTCGAGGTCTGGTTCAGGTCGATGCCCACCCTCAAGAATCCACGCTCTCTCCAGATCATTGATGTGCTGACGCGCTGCTTCGATGCGCTCTGCCTTGAGGTCGGTCTCGCGGCGGCGGAGTTTCTCAGGTCCGGTCATCATACGGCCTCCGGTTCTGGCGTCGTTATTACGCCGATGTCGATGCCGCGCATAATCGCCAGCAGTATGGCAGCAGGATCGTCCAGGGGCCCATGATCGGGCACGCTGCGGACATCAAAATGATATTCCGGTCCATGTTTGCACCCCGCCTTGCGGCCCTCTGCGGTCAGGGGACCATAAACGCTGTACCAATACTTCGCCGGGATGCGGTCCTTCATGTTTGCACGGACTTCAACGCCTCTGTAGGACAAAATGACGGGTCCGGCACCGGATTCAAATTTACCGGTATACATGATCGTTTTAGGGGCGGCTGATGGGGTGGTGGCCGGTGGGCAGGGGAGGATTTCCCCTCTCGCCTTGGCGATTGCGGCGTCGATTTTGTCCAGCAAAGCCTTCGGTTGCGTGGTAATGTCAGGGTCCATATCCGAAAGGTATTCGGCATCTTCAAGGTCAAACTCCAGAATTGGCCGCGCCGCTTTAAGTGCATCCAACAATTCAGCGTTGATGGCCTTGAGCCGGTCGATTTCCTCGTCTAAATAGGAACTATCCTCCGGCACGTAAAATCCGCGCAACCGCCTACGGGCCTCGATCCCTTCCATCCTACGACTGTGTCCGCCCTGCTTATCTGTCATCATCAATACTCCCCTTGGCCCATGCGTCGATCATAACCAGAGCGGAGCGGTAAACTACGCCATGCTGGTTATCGCCATGTTTTTTCTCGACCGCCGCCGCAAATTTATCGCGGATTCCGAAGAAACAGCCCCGCTGCATGTAAACACCTTGATCTGTTCGATATGCCAGTAAACAGCCGCCATCGGAACCGATTGGCGCGATTTGGATAATCGGGGTTTTGCCGATTAGCTTGATGCCTTCCAGGTCCGCTCCATACAGGTTCGCGCCTTCCAGGTCCGCGCCTCGCAGGTCCGCTCCATACAGGTTCGCGCCTTCCAGGTTCGCGCCTCGCAGGTCCGCTCCATACAGGTTCGCGCCTTCCAGGTTCGCGCGTTGCTTAACGGCAATCTCAAGCGCGGATTTTAGATGCCAACGTGCCTCGCAGTCGTCACTGACTTCGATTTCCAGCGCGGCCTTATCCGTCCAGCTTAGGAATGGGATTTTTATGAGCATCTGTTATTCCTCCCCATCAAACACGGCCGCAACCGTTTCAGTGACCGGCGCATCAGGAGCGGGGAACCGGCCCAGCACCTCTTTCCGCCAGTATTCGCGGGCTTCGTTCCAGAACTTCTTGCCGACATCAAACTCACGATCCGCCGTATCGTGGCGTAGCTGCATCACGGAACCGTCACGCGCCAAACAGTTCATGTCGCGCAGCATGTCATTGATGCGGTTTACTTCGTGGTAGAAAAACGATTGTTTGGATACCGCGTATTCCAGCTTGTTCATCACACTGGCCAGATCATCCAACGCCTTGTCATGGACGGCGGACTTTACGGCATGGAGCCATTTCCGGCGGTCAGTATCGGTTACGCCCTCGTCCGAGTACCGCGTCGCCAGACAGGACACAAACTCCCAGCGGACGCCATCGTCTTGCCAGAGCGCCCGCGCCACTTCAAACGGCTCCATGCGCTCCAAAATCACAGGGACGAGCCCTTCAATTGGGATTCGGACCTCGCCGTCGATGACTTCCATGCCAGGGATTGCCTGACGCGGGTCTTTTTGGTCCCACCCTTTCTCAGGGGCGCGAAACGTCACGTCGGCTGCCGTGTCATTAGGCACGGTAACTTCGTATTTTCCGATAATCACAACACGACCATCGGGGGTGCCGTATTTTTCCTCGGCCTTACGGGGCTGCGCTTCCCAGCCTCCAAGATACTGATATGCGTTCATTTCGGTTCTCCCTCTACGGTTCTCTATCTCTCAGGCCACGCGGCAACGGCGCAGGGCGCGGTTATTTCGGCTGCCCACACCAGGGGCAGAATTTCAGCGGTACGCCGACCACACCAAGCACAAACTCAGATGTTACGGTGTAACCTATAGCAGCGCCGTCACCGTAGTCACCAGTTCCGTCTTTCAGCGCAGCATCCCAAGTGTCGCAGCACGGCGTAATCGGCTTGACAGGTTCATCGCTCAGGACGGGGTGTTTCATCTCGGTCTCCTAAATCCAGGTGTACCCCAAAAACAGAGCAACCCCATGAACCCACCCGACCGGAGGAACAACAAGCCCCACAATTAACAGGGCGATGGCGGAGCCGGTTTGGTCGGCTTTTGAGATGCACCACATGACGTGGGTAATCAGTGGCACAAACACCGCGAAGGCTGCCATGATGCCCAATACTATAAATACTATAACACCCGTGAAATCTTTCATTTTAATCTCCATCTCAGCTTTCAACATATCACCATAAATACCCCGCATGGTGCGGCGTGTCAACCGGTTATTTCGCTGGTAGGTACGGAACCGCTCTGAGGTGCGCCCCAAGATATAACGGATGCCGGGGCTGCCCGTCTTTGGTAAGCGCCATCGCCAGCGGAGTGGCACAAACGTCCTCCAGCCATCCCAAAACGGTTTGATCTTGGCCCATGTAGGTGCCATGAGCGCCCCAAGCGCACACGATGGGGCCGACACCATCCGGGAACAATTCGCAGCCGTGCATGACATAATCGGCGGCTTCCTTGACGTGCTGCATGTTTTCGGGGCCAACAGGATCATCGGCGGCCATCATATCCTTTGGGCTCGTCGCCCGATACGCGAACAGGTTGACCACAATCAACTCGTTCCGCCCCCATGATTTTGCGAAGTTGATGCAGCGCCTAATCGTTGGATCGTCTTTATCGGCATCGGCGGTGGACGGATTGAGCATAATAAACAGGCACGGCTTATGCCCGCCGTCCCATTGCCGGGAAAGCCGATAACGGTATTTACCGCATTCCGATATGATCGCGGTGTTTTTATTCCAGAAATCAGTCATCACGGCTCTCCTTTTCAAACGTCACGGCGACGACCAACGGGTTCTCGTCACAAACAGGAGGCTTGCCGCTGACATTCCATCGATCACCACCGCACAAAACATTGAAAAAGTTTAAAAATGCATGACGAGCCGATCCAAGCGAAATGTCTTGCTCTGTCAAAACGCCGCTTTCTGCATACTTACTATGCCGACCGACACGGGACCAGTCCATTGACCATCCAGTGTAAGCCGACTTAAACCCGTTGCATCGGGGACGCGACGTGACGCCCTCCGCCACGGCATCATCCTCGGAGATATCCACCACACGCTGCACCTTGACATCGGTCACAACAAGCGTTAGCCGTGAGGCCCAGCGGGGCATTTGGGTTGAGGGGTTCCATTTGTGGCGCGTCGAATACTCGTCCATTCCTAAAGATTTTGGGGCATCGGCGATATAGACAATTCCGTCACTATACGATGACGCTGGCCACGCTCTACGCCAAGTCTCGCGGACCCAGAGGCGGTCACCGGGGGCGTAGGGATATTTTTTCCAGCCGTCTTCGGTGGAATATGCCCCGTACCCGTTATTCAGGGGCAACCCGCCGTTCAGCGCGTTCGGCTGCGGCTTCAACACGCGGCGGAACTGCGTCTTCCGGCAGTCAAGGACGGCCCGCACTTCGGGGCCGGTCAGGATCAGGGGGCGGTCAGTCATCGGTTTTCTCCCAGCCAGTCATATACAGTTCAGCAACCTTCTTAGGGTCAACGTCCTGCGCCTTCGTAATTCCGCGCTCCGCAAGAACGGCCTCCAAGGCTTCAAGTTCCGCTCTGCGCCGGAGCATTCTCCCGGCGCCCTGAACCCACGGTCCCTTGGTATCATCGGTGTCAGTCATCATTCATCTCCTCGGTTACGCGGTCGGTTACAACGGGTCAGCGGGGCTTATTCGTGGCCTTTTCCAGGGCCTCAATGTCTGACGCACCCCATGTTGTCACCATTCCGGGCTCAAATCTTACCCCATGCCGCTCCAGCGTGGCTCGGAGCAGGGCGATCTCATCCTTGTGATGACCGGAGGGGTCGCCCTCGACCTTCTTAACGGTACGCTCCGCCACCTCGGCAGCCATGGCTAAATCCACACAGGACCATTTCAGGGTTTTGCGGCCCATCTTAATCAGTTCGGCCTGTACCAGCGGTTCATCGTTGGGGAAGCTGTGGTATATAATACCCGGCAAGTTTTGACGGTACGGTTTCTTATTCATCTCGATCTCCTTTAAATCGGTTCTTCGCCAAGGCCATCGCCAAGGCTGCTATCATGACCGGCGCCAGTGTCGGCGTCGGAGTAATCGTCGGCACGCTGCCCACTGTCCCCATACGGGGGGTCTACAGCGTCATCTTCGCTCGGCGGGTACCAAGACACCATCCCCGGCGAGAACACCACTCCAGCGGCCTCCAGTGCAGCGGTGAGGGCTATTCTGGTACCGGGGCGTCCATTGCTGCGGCCTTTTTCGATGTTGATGACGGTCAGCACGGCCACCCCAGCGGCCTGAGCCAACTGGTTCTGCGACCACCCCACGGCTTGCCGCGCCGAGGCGTAGATTTCGGAGGTTTCCATATCGGTGCCGGTGTATTTCAGGATAACCTGGACCGGCGCCCGCTTCCCGGCATCAGGACTGCGGCGCGGGGCGCGGTAACGGCCATGGCGCACATCGAACAGGCCCCGGAACAGGCGTTCCGCATCGGGCGATCTCAGCACCTTCAAGAAGGCCCCCATATCCTCGGCGCAGGCGATAACAAACTCGGTGCCATCCCACGCCCCTTCCAGCGCGGCCCGCGAAGCCGAGAAATGGTTTTGTAGCCACACAAACGCTTCCTCCCCCGTTTTGTACTGTTCATCGGTAAGCCCGATGACATCGAGGGGCGTCGATTTTCCTTCTGCATAATAGGCCATTTTATTCTCCGTCAGGCGTGTTGTCAGGGTGTGGTCAGGTGGCATCATATTAGCGTCCGATGATATATCGTCCACTGGTCCTGTTCTCGGCATACCACCAATCTATCGTTATGCATACCACTACTTATTCCTGAAAATCAATACTAAAATATATTAAACGCTAAATATGCCATATAAGTCAAGATATATAGATTGAGGGCCGTCTAAATGTCTACACTTCATCTAGATGCAGGAAAATAGGCTATGTCTTAAGTCTAAGTATGTATGGTATAACTACCCCTATAATCTATATATAAACGCGTGGGACTATATAAAGTAATATAAAATAGTATATTATACCTATATTGATACACACTTAAGGGTTAGGGTTCCAAACCGATTCTAGTTGAAGTGTAGACGGTATGAATTGCTTATATATAAGTTGGTTTTTTGCTGATATTTAGAAATTTGTTGACGCCTGTTCCATGCCTGATATGCTGACCAAGGAAACACCAAAACGGAGATAATTATGCCCACAGAACACAAACGATTTAACAATCTGGTCTCAACACCAACGGGGTGGAAAACCGATGATGATTCCATCGTTGCCACCAAAACCGACACCGGTATCGTCATCACCGACAACCGCGATGAAGACGAAAAATTCATCCATCCGGTTCAGGAAAAAGTCGATAACATAAACCTACTGCTCGACCGGCTACAGCAAATCAATAAAACCATCACGGAGCGTCCCAAAACCATCACCCTCCCATATATCCCATCCCATCTACCCGGAGCCCAAACCCAATACCCATTCAAACGCCTCCAAGTCGGAACCGCCTTTCGCGTCCCCTATCCGCGTTGCACTAAGCACTCCCTGTATTGCTCCCTGCTCAGGTTCCAAAAAAATAATCCAGAAAAAATGTTCTCCCTGCATGAACCTGATAAGATCGAAGGCGAGCCGTATCGGTATTACGTCGTAACCCGTGTTAAATAATCCCCCTTGACCTCACACCTGCATATCCAACATAATCAAACCATCATGGATACAGCAGTCGCGCAAACCAAGCCCGTCATGGGACGCCCAACTGTTTACAAGCCTGAGTTTGTGGAGCAGGCCCGCGCCATGTGTAAACTCGGTGCAACCGATGTTGATCTCGCTGAATTCTTCGGGGTAAACGTCTCAACGGTTGTAAGATGGCAGTCAACGCATAAAGACTTTTGCGCAGCCGTAAAAATTTCCAAGAATCATGCTGATGATAAAATCGCCCGCTCGCTCTACCAGAAAGCCAAGGGTTATTCGTATGATGCGGTTAAGATTTTCATGCCAGCTGGTGCAGAAGAACCGGTTATCGTGCCCTATGTTGAGCACGTCCCCCCTGACACCACCGCGTGTATTTTCTGGCTCAAGAACCGGCGCCCGAAGGAATGGCGCGACCAGAGGAACGTCGAGGTAAACGGTGAACTGAACCTGAACGCTATATTGGGCGCGATCTTGGAGGCGTCCCAGGAGGCGTTGGCAGCGCCCGTGGAGCCTGGGGACGGTGCCAAGGTGATCGATGGTAACGTGATCGATGTCGAGGACGAGGCGCCCCCCGAATCGCCCGCTGAACCTGATAGCCCCACGGATCAGGACTGATTCCAAGGCTAGGATAAATTTCCATTTCTGCTGAAATTCTAACCCCAGGCGCCGCTCGGGGCGTGTCCCACGCAGGTGCACATACGCGGGGGCTAGGATTTTAAACCCGTAGAGTCGGCCCGGTACAGCCCGCGTCATGGTTGTTCGGGGTATCGTGGCAGCACCCCGATTCCTGTCGTCGCGCACGGGGTATGTTGACAGCGCGCGCCGATGGCGTATAATCCCCCGGTCCGAGTCTCCAAACTTCGACATTCCCTCTCAGACTTGCCCCGGGGCCTCTCGTAGGTGCCGGGGTATTTTTATGCTGGCATGGCGTGCGCGCGCCTGAGAGTGTGCCCGCCGTGCGCCGTGCGCCGTGCGCCGCCCCGCCCCTCAGTGGCAACAAAAAGCCCCCGGTTTGCTAGGCCGGGGGAGTTTGAGAGGATGGGTATGGCTGGCACGGGTGCTGCTCTGGTGCGTTAATCGGTTATGACCAGGGCAAACCAGACGATTGCCCACGCCGCGACATACAGGGCGGCAGTGTTGAGGATTCGTAGAGCGCGGTTCATGGCTTATCCCCCGCCATGCGTACACCCTCGATGAAGGCGTGCTTCTTTGCTTAGTTTAGCGCGCCGGGAGATACCCGTATCCGGTCCAGTACTGGTAAAATAAAGCGCTTCAATATAGGCTTGCTCAAAACGTTGGGTATAGTGTGACATAGTTAGGACTCCTCGAATCATTTGTAATGGCGCTCAATAAGATCGCCCCAAGATACTGCATGAAAAAGCTTGGTCTTGGAATCCCACAAGATCGTAGGACGATACGAATCGCCTGTATTGACGTAACTCAAGGGATACTCGGAGTTGATGGTCTCAACCCCATAAGTCCCATTTAGCGCTGTATCAAATTCAGCGTTGATATATTGCAGGGCGTTATACGCGGCGCGCTCCGGGCAATCGCCTAAAACGATACGACGGTTATATCGGGCACGCGCTTTGCGTCTAATTGTTTCTAGTTTCATAGCGACTCCCCTCTCGCCTTGGCGATTGCGGCGCGGGTAATAGCCCGCATCTCCGCGCATGTTTCGGGTGCGGTATCGGGCGCGATCAACCATGTATTTACTGTATTCAGCGCTGCCAACAGTTCAGGCGCCGCCGCTTCCATGCGCGCGAGGCCTTCTCTACTGATGTCATGTTTTAGCCTATAGACGAAAATGCTTTGCATCTTGACAAGGCGCTGGGCTTTGTCGCCGCTAGACGTTGTCTCGTCCAAGTATGCCGTTGCTAGACGTTTTGCCGCGACAAGGTCCCCACATTTGATGTATTTGGTAATCTGTTCCATCGTTTTCATTTTCGCTTCCTCTCTCACATATTTTCAAGATTATAAAATCGTACTGCATCACACCATACACCCCATGCCAGGGTGTATTCAGCGTCTTCAACCGTGCATTCTGGCCAGTCCGAAAGGTTGCTAGGCCTAGAGCGTTCGCCTTGATTATCGCGCTCAATCCAGGTTTTCCTGTCAATGCGGTAATCGTCGCGCTTGTCTTCGGAATATGCCTTTTCAAGGAACGTTAAACGCTTGTCATTGGCGTCAATGCCTTTTCTATAGCCCGGACCTTTGGAAAGAATGTCTTTTACGTCCTGTAGGCTCAATCCGCTTAGGTGTATGTGGCGTTTCATAACTCGACTCCTCTCTCTCGTTTAACTCTCACTATTCCCCAGCGCCTCACACTGGGGAAGGGCGAAGGTTACTCGTCGCCGTCAACGGGCGCGTTCGCCATAACCGATTCGGCGTCACTTGCCCACAATTCAACCGCCACTGACAGGTAGTAAACCGCGATACCAGCCCAGGACGTGCCCTCAATCACGTCTCCCGGAATTACCAGCATGGCCGGGTCAACGTCATTAATGTAATCCAGCACATCGTCGCCGTGTTCGTTCATCGTTTCCTGGGCCTTGTAGTACGTTACCGCTGGCATGTAAGCGCCACTGGCACAACCGCCTTTAACAATCCCCGCGACATCATACGGGCTAATGTCCTGCTCAATCCATGCGGGGACTTCAACGTCTTCAAACTGGGGGTAGCTTGTAATCGGGTTCTGCATTTCCCATAAATCAGTCATAATCTTATCCTCTCTCTTGGCGCTTGATCGCGCCTTTCAGTTTCCATACATACATATATATATGTAATGGTGCATGATGTAAACCAGTACGTATTCCTAACTGATAGGCGGATATTCATATAATCGCACGCTAATATGCTAACGCCTTGATATTCCTCAATTCACGATTATTCAGAAGATGGATTATGCGATTGTTTTAGTTTACATAATGAGAGCGCGGGCTTATGGTTATGTAAACCAAAACGAGGCGATAAAATGACCAAGAACCTTAAGAAAGCATACAAAACCCAGCGCACCAATGCCAGGGCGCGCGGAATCGAGTTTGACTTCACCTTTGAGAAATGGCTTGAGGTGTGGGGCAAGAGCGGCCATTTGCATGAGCGCGGGCTTAGGGGAAATGGCTATGTCATGGCGCGCTTCAATGATGAGGGGCCATACAGCCCGGACAATGTGGAAATCATAAGGGCGTCTGAAAATTTATCACAGCATCAAGTCACTGAGAAGCGCCGCCAAACCGTCAAGGACAAGATCGCACAAGGATGGACTAGGACAGGGGACTATGCGCACCTTAGAGACAGAGAGAACCATCCAAAGCGCCGCGCCGTCATTGACCCATATGGTGTTGAGTACCCAAGCGCCGCCGTTGCCGCAGATATCCTTGGCTTGACGCGCGCCGCCATTGCCACACGTTGCCGCCGTGGCTGGGGTGGCTGGCATTACAAGGACGATCAACGTGCGCTATCGTCAACGTGACGTGCAATGGTGCGCGTTATCAACCGCGCGCTCAACGACAAATCGTGAACATTAACGAACTAAATGGGAACACTATGCCAGATCGTAGTATGGCCGGGATGCAGTGAGGTGTGCCATGCCGTGAGGTGAGGCACTCGATACGCACACCGCGCACCGCGCACCGCGCCCATGCCACACCACACACCATGCCCTAACCCGTAGCACCCACGATCTGCCCTCAGTCTCAGGCCAGGGCGCATTCCATCCCTACCGCCTACACATACAGGGGGGTGGGGGGTACTCTTACCCCACCGCGCGCCCGCACCCCCACCTTGGGGGGACCGCCCCCCCGTCTTCGTATAGGAGTACCTACCCTCTCCCGCGTGGCGCCTAAATTTCGGAACCCGTATAAAATCGGTAT